GTATGAAAGATATATCTAATGTTTTTAACATAATCATTTTAACTTGTATTCAAAATTTTGAGTTTCTTCGTTTATATGTATTTGTTTGGCACCATTTCTAATATGAAAGTGTGTTGCCATTGGTGTTAATGGAGATAAAGTTATCAATCTTTCTACTTTATTTTTCTTTGCCCACTCACCTAATTTATTAATAATTTCTTTACCTGCACCTCTTTTACGAGACCATACCGTATATGCAATGGCAATCTTACCATCATTCCAAGGAGTTGGTACTCTGGACATATAATCCATTTCTCTAACAGTATAAGGTACTTCAGGACAAAATGCAACGCAAACTATTGATTCAATCTCATCATTATATTTTAATCCAAATATTTTTCTGCCGTGGGATATTCTAAAACCTAAAGTTAATTCAGGTCTTACAGGATCCTCCGATACATCTATGTCGTCTAGTTCAACTAACTCTGTACCTTTAACCCATTTAAAAAAGTCGTTTAAGTTGTCTTTAAATTTTTTCATCCAAAAAATGCCTCCAAACTTGCTTTCTTCTCTTGTGACCAGCCTATAGATTGTAATATAAATCTCATAGGATCAAGGAATGTTTTTTCAAATTGTGTTTCACGGTCTATATATTTTAATAAATCAAACTCTTGTGGAAGAGTTGTAATATAACTAATGACATCAAATCTAAATGGATTTGCCTCAATTAGTTTTATAAATTTAATCTTATCACCCTCTTGTATGTAAGGATATTTGTTTTGTAATTTCATTTCTCTTAACTTATGATTATATATTAGAGAACCTTTTACATGTATTGGTGTTCCTTTACTGAATATTGTCGCTGGGTTTCTATACTTGTGAATATTATTACATGATCTAGGAAAAGCAATTGCCTCTGGTGGTAGTTCTTCAAACTCTGTTTTAAAATCAGCAATAAATTTCTGTAAAGTTTCTTCATCTTTATTCATAATAATTTTAATTGCCTCTTTAATTTTACCTCTACAAACTTGTGGTGTTGAAGACTTAACTGCCTCAATACCCATAATTTTTAATTTAGGTTCCGATAATCTAACTCCTTCATCATCTAATACGTTTAACATATATCTTTTCTTTGCAACCCATATACCTTTGTTGGCGATTACTTCTCGTTTCATTACCATACAATTTTTAAATGCATTTGAATATTCAGATAGTTCATCAAAACATTTTTCAATATATGGTTCTATTCTACTACCAACAACCTTATCAATAAAATTACATATTTGTTCATTGTTTTTATCCTTACAAGTTTTTTCTACAAGTTTATCCAATGTCACATAGATACTATCTGTATCAGAGGCCACAATATAATCTTGGTCTGTTTCTAAAATCTTATTCATATAACTATTAACTTTTTCTTCAATAAATCTAATAATAAATTGACCTGCTGTTGTAATACCACTTGCTTGTCTTACATCATAAAATCTAAAGTATTGGTTACCAACTGCACCATAAGCTGAGTTCAAGGCAATCTTTCTTGCCCACTGAATATTATGACATCTTGCAATTTCTTTTTGTAATTCTGGTGTTGGTGTTAATTCATTTTGTTTCTTTGCCTTTAACATACGTTTCTTATAAACAACACGTTCATTGTACATTGTTTCCATCATTTCAGGTAAGAAACCTTGACTATCGTTTTTAAATTTTGCACCGTTAGGTGTTATACATGCGTTCTCATTTTTTAAATGAGATAAATCCACTTTACCTTTTAACATTTTGTTTACAGATATACCTGATCCGTCATGGCCTATTATTTTCTCTGGCGAAATATTGTATTGTATAATGATATGTGGATATAGTGAGTTAATATCAAAAGAACATACCCACTTATGCTGACCTACTTTAGGGTCTTTTACATAAGCGCCTTCGTATTTTGTATCTTTATCATGTTCTTCTCTTGGTGGTATACATATATTTTTTGACAATAAATGATTAGCAATCAAAGTATCCCACACTCTTACTTGTGAAAATATATCATCATAGTTTACTTTAGATTCATATGCAACAGTTAATGCCAATTCAATTAGACCAAGTTTATCTTCCAATGCGTCAACAATTTCAACGTCTTGTATGTTATAATCAATAAATTTTTGAAAGTCTTTTGTATAGAAATCTTTAAATGTTTCAAATGGATTTTCAAATTTCGTTTGACCAAGTTCTATCTCACCAATATAATTTAGTTTATAACTTTCTTGTCTTGTTGGTATAAACCATCTATAACAATCAAGATAATCTAACATCACAATACCTTTTAAAGTATATGTTATTTGTGGTCTACCTCTTACCATAATTTCATTTTTTTCAACCATGTTCCAAGGCGACATCTTGCTTGCAGCTTTTTCATTTGCAACCAATTTAATTCTATTCATCAAATAAGGCAAGTCAAAGAATTTAGTATTCCAACCTGTGATAACATCTGGATAATTCTTTAACCAGAATTTCATAAACTCCATTATTAAATGTTGTTCAGTTTTACATTTTACATAAGTCACATCTGTCCTATCTGTATGATAGTCACCAGTTCCCCATGTTAATATTTGTTTGTTAGTTTGATTTTTAACTGTAATACAAAGTAATTCTTCTATAGGATTTTCTACATCTGGAAAGCCTTCTTCACAAGTAGTTTCTATATCTATTGTAAATATTTTAATATACTTTTTATCCCAATTAATCTTATCAGGAAATTGATCGTTTATATATTGATAATGAAATCTCTCTAGACCATAGATAGGAGAGTTTTGAGTTGCTACATCACGTCTAAATCTTCTAGCGTCATTGATGTTTTTAAATTTTATAGGGTTTAGATTTCTACCATCTAAAGTTTTAAATTTTGTTGGAGATTTTGTTAATGAATATAGAGTAGGAGTAAAGTCTATCTTTTCTTTATAGTCTTTGCCATCATGTATACCTCTAACTAGAAGTTTACCTTTGTGTTCAATTACTGATTTATAAAAGTTCATCATCTAATAAATGTAAAGTTATTCCATCAAGTTCTTTTGTTAAAGAAATCTGGCAACTCAATCTACTAATACCTTTCTTATAACTCTTTTCATATTCTAATATTGATTGCTCTGTACTATTATAATCTATTTCACCTAGTTTGTCAATCCAGGCATTGCCTACGTATAAGTGACATGTACCACAAGCACAACACCCACCACAACTAGCAGGAATTTCCTCCAAGCATGCCTCTTTAGCGGCCTCCATTATAGTGAAACCAACAGGCACCTTTACTTGGACTTTTTCATTATTTGTCCTAATAAAGTTTACTGTTATCACGTTGCTTCAGTTATTAATTTCTGGTTCTTTGTTATAATTGAGCTTGTGTTTTGTTCGTAAGATGTTCTTATTTCGTCTTTAGGTTCTGTCATAAAAACTATTTTCTCTTTAGATATAGTGACAGTATCCTTTTTACCAAAGGCATTGTACAGCGACATCATTAATTGTATTGGTTGTCCTGGACCTCTTTGTTGAGGTATAATCACGAATGGATTTTTTAAACTTACCCCTTGGTCGTTTTCTCCTACCTTGGCAATTACATCTTCGCCTGTAGATAGTCTTAATATTTTCACTTCTTGCATAATATCTCCTATTGTATTATTTAATATAACACATTACCATCAAAATGGCAATGCTTTAGTCTTGTTCTTTGTCAACCGGTTTTAGTCTTTTACTTAATACAAACGTTCTATTAGGGTTGACACTAACATTCATTTGTCTCATTAAATCTCTATTGATTAATAAATCTGATCCTGATCTTGGTCTATTATCTAATCCTACTTCTACATCTTTATAGGTAAAACCATTAAAGGTTAAATCTAATAAAATTGTAGGTCTAATTTCTGAAGGCTCATCATCTGCATTTGCTCTGAAGATTTTACTTTCACCAAATTTAGGTTTCTCATAAGTTTTATTATTATATTTCCATTTAACAATTTTCTTATCTGATAAAATTTCATCGGCATGTAAAGCACATGCTTTTGATCCGTTACCACTATCAAACTTAGCTCTAACTTTATCTACATCTGAAACATCAACAGTTTCTAACCAACCACATTCTATAAGTGATTGTCTATCCCAATGACTTCTATCTTGAATATAATCAACAAGATACTCCATCATTTTTTCTCCATCTATTCTACCAGATGGTTCTGGATCAGAATAATAATCTTTGTATTGGTAACCTTGATAGTCAGCACCTGATCCTGGACTACCATTGATTTCTAAAATGTATGGTTTTTTATTGTTTACTATGTGATCAACTCCTACCATATATGCTTTTGAAGCTCTTGAAGCTTTTAAAACTAATTCGTGTTCTTCGTCACTTAAAATATAAGGCATTGCCTCAGCGCCTCTATGTGTATTTGATCTAAAGTCATATGAGCTGTGTATTCTTTTTGTACTTGCAATAATTTTGTTATCTAATACAAAAGTTCTTACATCAAACTTAACGTCCATAAATTCTTGTATTAATAGTTCAGCATTTAATTTCCACATAGCCTGTACAGTTGCAACAAGACCCTCATAACTTTCAATTTTAATTACTCCGATACCTTGTGTACCTGTTAATGTCTTTAAGATAAGTGGAAACTTACCACCAATTTGATCTAAACCTGTTCTTATATTATTCTCGTTAGATATAAAAGCAGTTCTAGGTGTAGGTATACCATTCTTTTCAAATAGTAAAGCTGATGTTAATTTATTGTCACAAGTCAGCATAGCTGCTCTTGTGTTTAACATAAATGATTGTGAATTTTGAAAGGCAGATATTAAAGAAAGGCCAGCTTCATCTTGACAAGCACCACCTCTTGTTATAACAACAGTATCTTTACCAACAAACTCATGCTCACCATTTTTACCGTCATAATTATAGACAGTTAATGTATTTTTTTCTTCGTCTTTACCTGTGATGATTGTACTATTGGTGTTTACTATAACACATTTAGTCTTTTGTTTTTTACACGCCTTTTCTATAAGTTCAACAGTTGAATCCTTGTTAGGTTTATCTGAATCATTTATAGTAAGTATCGCAACCGTAATAGGTTTATCTTTACGGCCTGGATTCTGTTCGGTTATGTAATCTCTAAACTTTGGTATCTGCATTATCAGGTTTCTCTTCCTTAACTATTTTCTTACCTATGTTATATTTAGCGGATAATATCCACTCTTTTTTCTCTTTAAATGGTAATACTTTAATCTGTGATAATGGTGCTTTGTTTGATGTTGCTGTCTCTTTATCAACAATATCTATTAAATTCCAGTCTTGTAATAATACTGCAATCGTATTTCTACGTTGAATATCATTGTTAATTAGAGTTGCTTTCTTACCGTCTAAAGCAAATAACTCTTTAAAATGTACTATGTAATATTTTCCTTGTTTGTGTAATATATGACACGATTGAAATAGAGTTTTATCTTTTCTACTTGCAACACCTATTCTTGTTAGTGTTTCTCTGACTTTTAGGAAATCGTCTGGTTGCGTTAGAGTGACCTCTAACATATTATCTTGCGACCACTTAACTTCATCATTCATTTGTTTCTCCCGCCTTTATATGTGGCTTCTTTAATTCTATTTATCTGTTCCTTTGAGAGTACTTGTAAAGCTTGTTTTGCCTTTTCATTACTATAACCATAATACTCTTTAACATATTCCAAATCATACAGCTTTTGTTGTTTGATCCACTTGCCTCCAAACCGTTTCTTTGGTCTGATACTATTTAGTAAAAATGTAAATTGTATATCTTTGTCCAAGAAGTGATAACCATTCATTTCATTGGCATGTGGAAGTGTATCCCAAAACATGGATAAACACTTATTAATGATGTATGGTGGGTACTTTTTACGCCAAGCCGTATCGGTGGTGTCCAAAAGGTTGACTTTTGTTTCGTTTATAGCTTTTAAATAATCTTTCAATTCGTACATAATAAATTCTGGTGCCCTTTGTCCGAGTCGAACAGACGACCTACTGATTACAAATCAGTTGCTCTACCAGCTGAGCTAAAAGGGCTAATTCTCTCACTTTCTATATTTGTGTCTGCCCATATAGTGGTCACCTGGTTCATAGTTCCATCTTTTACCATGATGTCCTCTAATATCTGCCCAAAACATTCTTAATTTCACAACACATACTCTAAATAATGTCCGTTTCGCCATCGTTCTCTTTATCTCTTTCGTTTGCTTGAACCACTTGTATTATGTCCCAAGCTTCATTGCTGATATTGAGTCTTTTCGGTGTATTCAGTTTAATAAGGCGTCTGCCTTTTTTCTCATATTTAGTAAAATACTTCCTTTGACGCTCTTTAACACCGGCTTTCGTGACGATCATAGAAACTTTACCAGGGATCATGTCACAAGGTAATCTTAAATCTCGGTAGTCTCGTACACCGAATAGAGTACCATACTGATAGTCTATCCCAGCCACGTCATTACCTTTGGTCTTAACCTTGTTCAAAACCTCTTGTAAAACCTTTTCTGCTTTAGCAACATCTAGTTCTCCGTCTCCTATTTCAAACTGTTCCTCACTGGTTTTCCATATTGGATAGTGTTCTTTTAGATATTTTTTAAGGTCTGATTCTGCTTCTGTTAAATAGTTGTGCTTAACCTCTTTCAAATAATCAAAAGAGATATTGGCATTGGTTGTTTTATATTGACTTTCTCTACTTTTCCAATCACCAGTCTTACCGATGGTTAGAAAAAACTTACCAGATTTAAAATCTCTCTGGAAGAATCCGTATAGATGGCCTATCATTTGAATTTACAGTTGGCCATGATTTCAGTTAAACATGCTATTGTATTGATCTCGTGGTCTGCCACGAAGGCAGCCTTGTATTGGTAACCAGCGATGATTAATATTGCTTGAGGTACGGATTTAGGTTCTAAATTCTGATATAAACTATCATATACACCTCTGAATAGGTCAGTAGAATCCATATCTAAATGGTTTACTACCCATTTTCTCATACTATCAAACTCTTTTTTCTTTAAATGAGCCATAAGATTTTTATAGTCTGTTTCTTTTAAATTAAATAAGATACCACTATCAATCTTACCACGTACAGAATATCTTTGAAGTTCGTTGATCGTTCTTCTAAAATCTGGATAATGTTTTTCAATTAATTGAGCTAATGACTTCTTATCATACTCAATTTCTTGTTCTTTTAAGATACTTTCCATACGTTTCATAAAAGAAATAGCCGTTTTCTTTACTTGTCCGTTAGTGACTTTAAAGTCAATTACTGTACAACGACTATGTAAAGCTGGTATAATTTTGTTTTTATAGTTGCAAGTAAATATAAATCTACAGTTATTATAAAAACTTTCTATGAAGTTTCTTAAAGCAGGTTGTACTGATTCGGCATTCATATAATCTGCCTCGTCAATTATGACTACTTTATGTTTTGATTCTGTATTGAAAGATACAGTTGTTGCAAAGTTTTTAATCTTATGCCTCAAAGTATCTATTTGACGACCCTCATCTGAACCATTGATTATAATATAATCAAGATTTAATTCTTCACACAAGGCTCGTGCTACAGTTGTTTTACCAGTACCAGCAGTACCAGTTAATAACATGTTTGGAAGTTCTTTTTTAGATAGAAATTCTAAAAAGGTATTTTTAGTTTCCTCTGGTAAGATACATTCATCTATGGTTTTGGGTCTGTATTGTTCAACCCACAAAAAATCTGTCATTGACCTACTCCTTAAAATTCAGAGTCAGGTTCTAATGCGATCCAATATTGGACGTTCTTACTTCTAGATATGAAACTAGATATTTTTGCTTTTGATATAGCTACATCGTAATCATCTGGTATCATTTTAAAGTTTTCTGATTTAAAATAACCAGTAAACTTAACATCTGATTTTCCAATTACTGTAGATACTTCGTTTGAAGATTTGTTTTTCTTATCAGTAGCCACTAGTTTAATATTAGTACCGTCACCAATTACAGCAACATCTGGTAGATTTAAAGTAGTCACACCTTTGTGTAATTCTGTCAGGTCATCATTCTTTAATTGAAATGTGACATGCTTATCTGGCATATTAATCTTATTAGGTGTAAAGACAGTAGACTTATCAGAAAAGAAATACTTAACTGATTTATTACTGTTTTTAGATTCACTGATAGTCATTGAAGCACCACCATTAAATTTAAGTTCAGGACTTTTAAACAAATCCAATGATCTTAAAAATTGTGGTAAATCATAGATAGCAAACTCACTATCAAATTTTTCTTTTATCTCAGCTTCTGCTAAGATATTTCTCATATTGGAAATAGTTTGTATTTTATTTCCAGGCTTAATTAAAATATTCTGATTAATATCAGAAAAGTTTTTTAACATAGCAATTGTGTCTGTGCTAAGGTTCATTATATATTCACTCCTATTCATCATTATTATTTTTGGAGCGGATACTTGGTACTGCCCCAAGTTCTAAAGATTGGAAATCTCTCATAATACTTTTATACGATATCCGCATTATTGATCCTATACTAGATCAATTAAAATGTCAAGCCTCAAACTGACCTCTTAATTTCATCTACTTGTAAATAAGATAAAACGTTTTCTGGTGCAGATTCTCCATATGGATCAGATGGATCATTAATATCTCTTCCAGGTTCTACAAACATTTTTTCTACTTCACCGTCATTTATTACAGCTGCATATCTCCAAGATCGCCAACCGAAACCAATGGCCTCTTTGGAAACTAACATGCCTAATGCTTTTGTTAATTCGCCATTACCATCTGGTATCATCTTGACATTTTTAATATCTGAAGCATGAGCCCAAGCATTCATAACATACGAATCATTTACTGATACACAATAAACTTCTTCTATGCCTTGTAATTTAAATGCTTTGTAATTATTTTCATAACCAGGTAGTTGTTGTGACGTACAAGTAGGTGTAAAAGCTCCTGGTAAACTGAATAAAACTACTTTCTTACTAGAAAAATAATCGTTTGTAGTCTTATCAACCCACTTACCGTTTTCAAAAGTACACTCGCCATTCTCTGCTAGGTCGCCTACTCTTGTCTTAAATGTTATATTTGGTATTCTTATCATAATATAGTCCTTACTTTAACATAAAATCGGGAGGAAGTCAATGCTCCCTCCCAATCCCTCAATTTACTTGATTTTTATAGTTCTAGCCTTTTTGTTCTCTGGTATGATTCTTTCCATAGAAACTCTTAAAAGACCATCTTTTAGTTCAGCACCTTTGATTTCTACGTCATCGGCAATAGTAAAAGACTTTTGAAACATACGTTTGGCAATACCTTTGTGTAGTATACCATCGTTTTCCTCAACCTCTTTTTCTGATTCGTCTTTAATAGATTTAACTGTTAAGACACCATCCTCAAAAGATACATCTATATCCTTCTTACCATAACCAGCAAGTGCTAGTTGAATATCATAGGTATAATTACCTGTCTTTACGATATTATATGGTGGATATTTTACATTAACCATTTCATTGAAATTATGGTCACCTACCATTCTTTCAAAGTGGTCAAACATAGTGTCAAACCCTACGGTTACTGGTCTTAATTGATTGAAAATTGAAAATGCTTTATTGGTCATATAAACCTCCTTTTGTTAAGCAAAGTTAATGTTAAGACAACCCATTATGGCGTTGTCATAGTTATTTATATAAGTATTAATCCCCATATGGCAACCTACCTATATAAAATTCTTGTTAATCGGTCTTGTGAAAATTTATAATAGTCTTTATCTATTTCACAACCAACATAGTCTAAACCATAGTATTTCGCAACTACGGCCGTTGTACCTGTACCCATAAACGGATCAAATACAATACCTTTCTTTAGACCTGAAACTTTTAAAATCTTCTCCACAAACTCTTCCGGATAGATGGCTGGGTGTTTATTGTCACCAGCGATTTGTTTAGTAATATCTTTAGTAGCCTTACTTTTATATGTTATATGCCAACAGTTAGTGGTAGGACGATAGTTCCGACCACTCCGTTTTGCATTTCTATTATCATTGTTGTAGTTCGTATCATATGGTACACCTGACCACTCCAAGTCAATTGGTGTGTTGCCTTCTTTTGTAAAGTGAAATAGATGTTCCCAACCATTTTGTAAGTATCTTTTACTCATATGTGGTATTGTATACCCTCTAACCTTACCATCAACTTCTACGGCCTTTGCCCATATAATATTGTTTTGTAATTTCCATGGTACGTTCTCGGCAATTTTGTATGTATCAAAAGGATTCTCTTTTGAATATCCTAGATTAAGAAATAAATGTCCATTAGGTTTTAATACTCTACAGACCTCATGTAAAATTTCTTCCATCCATTCTATGTAATTTTCTTTTGTATCTTTATATTCAGAATATCTAGCACCAATATTATATGGTGGACTTGTTATACAAATGTCAAAAGATTCGTCTGGCGTTGTATCTAAAAATTTTAGGCAATCAATATTGTGAATCATAATATACTGTTAGTTTTCGGTTTAAGGTCTTAAAACTAACAAAAGAGAGCCGCAGCTTTAGTTTGTTTTTTTAAGGTGGTGCGAAACTAAGCGCAAATGCTAAAACAATCCACCATATCCGAAGCTATTAAGCTTCTTTAACGCTGTCATAGGACTTACGAGCAGCCTTGACCATAATATATATATCATTATTAGCGTTAAATTCCATAAAATCTATAAATTTCTCTCACGTATTTTCTTTGCTTTTTTACTATTAGCAATCATTTCTTTTTTCTTCCTACGTTTTTTAGCACTTGGTTTTTCATAATACATTTTTTCTTTATATGTTTTAAGAAAATTATCTTTTAAATATTTTCTTTTTAAAACTCTTAAAGCCTGTTCTACGTTATTGTTTCTTACTTCTATTTTTATTCCAGCCATTTCTTCCTTTCTTTGCTGTTTGATCCTTTAAACGGTGGCACCCACTACAGTGCCACCAAAGGAACACTATAGCTTAAACACTAGACGAGTCGTCTGAATCTGTTGTATCAGAATCCTCATCTTCGTCATCTTCGCTAAGATCCGATTGTGAAGCTAAATCTGCTTGTCTATTCTGTTCCATAATGTCTTCAACACTTGAACCAGAATCTACTTTAGTATATAACTCTACAAACGAATTTTTTGTATCATCATCAAATCTATTAGTACACATTTGAATTGCTTTTACTTTATTATTAAATATAGCATAAGCTTGAGTTATGTGGACTAATCTTCTTGTTGAGATAATCTCGTCAACGCCACCATCAAAAAACGTTTTTCTAATAACATCAGCCCATGTAGTAAGCTTTTCTATGAAAGCTTTGTCTGATTTACCAGCCGCTTTTAATGTGTTAGTTAATATTTTTTTCTCAATAGCAACACTTGGATATTTCTGTTCAAAAGTCACAGGAAATCTTTCCAAAAATGCCTCATTAAGAATATTAGTTCCGATAAACTTACCGTCTTCACTACCTTGACCTTTAGTATTGGCAGTAGCAACGATGTTAAATCCTGCTTTAGGTTTAACAAACTTGTTTATCTTTTTAACATAAACACCTGATCCTTCAAGGATTGGTTGTAAACACATAATCTTATTACTAGCTAAGTCAACCTCATCTAATAATAAAAGAGCGCCTCTTTCCATCGCCTCAATAACAGGTCCGTTTTGCCATACAGTTTGACCATCTTTAAGTCTATAACCGCCTAACAAATCGTCCTCATCGGTCTCAATTGTTATATTAACTCTAATTAATTCTTTCTTTGCCTCGGCACAAGATTGAATAACTCCCATTGTTTTACCATTACCAGATAAACCAGTAATAAAAATAGGATAGAACCTATTTGATTTAACAATAGATTTTACATCTGTATAATTACCAAAAGGTACGAATATTGGATCTTTTTTAGGGACAATATCACCTACTAAAGATGAAACAATATAAGCGGCTTCAGATTTTGATTCAACCTCTTTAGCCGTATTCTTTTTGATAACTGGTTCTGGAACAGAAACGTCCTCACCATCTACAGGTAATAAAAATAAAGATTTACCAACTTTGTAATCTCTATTCTTGATCAACCATTGTGGAGCATACTTACAACCAAATTTTTTATTGGCTTTTTTTAACTCCTCTACAGTTAGTTCCTTTTTATTAAACATAGCATAAGCATGTTCAACAAATTGGGTTTGTTTAGTGTTTAACATAGTGTTTTTCCTTTCATTTATTAATATATCCTATCATAGATTAAAGTAAATGTAAAGCCTAAAAGAATCGTTGATACCTGTATCATCTAGGCGACCTCCTCTATGAATTTATTCAAAAGTGTTCTGGAAGTGATTCTTCCTTTCATACTTTTACTGAATGTTGCTTTGATATTTCTTACTTTATCATCTGCTTTAATAGTAGACAAGTCAGTATTTTGTACTGCCATTGTTTTTCCATTTAATAAGAAGTATCTATTGTACCCTTTACTGCTTACAACGGCACACTTCTCTTTAACAAATTTCTTTTTAATGTCGGCAATTACTTTTTCTCTAGTAATATATGATTTAATACCATGTGTAAATCTACTAATGTCCCACCACTTAATAGTTTTTAAAACATAGAAACCAATTGTTTTAATACCATGTTCTTTTTGTATAAGTGTTAATAACAAAGCAGTTAAATCTGATCTAGACTCCTCATTAACATATTGTTTTTTACCAACCTTTAAAACTGTTTTGATTGGAATATATTTGTCAGTTGGTTTATCATTAATTCTAAATTCATCTTTATGTTTTCTAATTAGTGTACCATTTTCTCCTTCTATAACCTTTGCTTCACCAGAGTAGTTAGCACCACCATCAGTTAATGTAATAAATGTCATTTTTTCTATATTATATTTTCTTTTGAATAATGGAACAATTTTTAAACAAGCAACTAAAGCTTCATTTAATGGTGTAGTACCTAAATTGTATTGAGCCGGCATATGAAATCTATTTCCTTCGTATCTATTACCATCATCATTCCAAAAACCTCTTCTAGAATAATGACCATAACATAATCCCATATTATAAACATACATTAAAGACTCTTCCAATTCTTTTTTCTTTAAAGTATGGTTTGCTAATTCAATTAAATTAAAGTTTTCTAAAAACATATTACCTGATTTAAACTTCCAACTTGCTTTACTAGGATTTCTATCTCTATGTGCCAATCCTTGTTGCTCGCAATATTCAGTTGTGAAAGCATATACTTTAAAAGGTATATTAATTTTTCTACAGAAATAAACTAGGTTAATTAATTGATCTATTGTTTTTTTAAGATCGCCAGCCATACTACCAGACCAATCTAACAACATCATCATACCATGGTTTTTTTCAGTAGGTAGAATAGTTAATCTTTTAAATATATCATCACTGAATTTGTAATCTTTTAATTTAAGAGGATCAATAGTACCTGTTTTATCAGTAGTTGCTCTCTTATATGCAGTAGCAGATTTTTTCATTTCAAACTCTTTAACAAGATAGTTAACAGTTTTCATATTATCACTACAATACTTTTTAAAATCATTTCTTAACCACATTAAATATTGATCTGTTCCAGAATACTGCTTTTTTTCACTGTTAACAAATTGTCTCATTTCTTTTAAGAAAGTTTTAGTTGATATAATAACTTTATTTAAATCTGCTTCTGGTAAATCACAATAATTATATTCACAAGTCACATCTACAATTTTTTTAGTGTTCTCGTGATAGTTCTTATCAGTGATTGCTATAAATTTTCTTGAATCTAAAGAAGAACCTTTTTGATCTTCTTGTTTACCATCACCACCCTCAACTGATTTTTGTTGACCGCCTTGAACATCTTCAACATCGGTATCGCTAGCGTCACCATCAGATTTTTTTTCTTCTTCTTTAATTTCTTTATCACCATCATTGTCATCACTATCAGACTCTTCTGGTTTAGGCTCTTCAGGACCTTTATGGTCATCTTTTAATACATAAAGTTTATCTAAATTACTACCTTTAAAATTTGGATCCTTTTTATCGTTTTCAGATTTTTTCTTTTGCCAATTTAACATTTCTTTTGCTAACTTAACAACATCTGTAAATGTTCTAATTGCATTTACTTTTGAAATCCATATGTTTTCAAAGTTATCAAAATATATTGGTAATCTTTTTGAAGACTTATAGAACATATTAATTTTATCAATTAAATGTAAATCTTTATTTAAATCTTTATCTCTAACGCCAAAGAAGTTTGCTTTGTTAAGAATATCAAAACCATTAAGGTAGTTTTTAACTACACCAGGATATTTCTTTTGAATTTTTAAATCTATTCTACAATCTTCTAAAACATTAACATAAGCACGTAGCTCTTTATCTTCAATTTTTGCCCATGATTTATAAGGAGTAAATAGAGCATGACTGCACTCATGGGCGATTAACATGTCATACACATCGGGAGATTTTGTTTTAAAAATTGGTAGAGTAAGTACTCTATTCTTTACATCAAAAGAAGCTGTTCTAACATTGTTATGTTGAATAGTAATATTCTCTGTTGCTAATAATTTTGCTAATTGTGATTTTTGATCTAGTGAAACTTTTGTAGTGGTTGTCTTTGTCATATACACTTATCCTAAAGGAAAATGAAACAAAAAGCAACCATTATTTTTCACGGTTTTACTTGCTTTTTAAAAGAACTAAACCAGAACACTTGATTTTTTAGTCTGATTCGTTATCTTCCTACTTGATTTAGGTACTTTCCTTTGCAATCTTCCCAATTCAAGTAAATCAAATCATCATAAAAATGTGATTCTTTAGAATATCTGTCTGTCTGTAATAAATTCTTTATTCTTTTAGAGGCATGTTTTTCTTTCCACACTTTAACTAATGCCTCTGTAGACGAATCAAAACGTTTCTTTAAACCATCGTTTTTAACTTCGCCTCTTAAATACTCATAAGTGTTCTCATATAATCTTGCAAAATAGATACCTCTGGCATGATCAGTTTTAATTAACTTTTTATCTATACCCATTTTAGAATAGGTAAACATATATGATCTATTCTTGTGGTCTCTTTTTAATGGTTGGCCGTTAGCTCTTGTTGCTTCATACCATTCAAAGTATTTTCTAGTATGATTTTTCTTTAACCATTGTTTAATTAAATTCTTTGTTTCTGGTTGTGGTTCATATGATACGGAACCCATAGTGAAACCCATACGTTTCCAGTATTTTAAACCATCATATTGACTTAAAGTATTTGCTTTCGCTTTACCATATAAAGATGTTGTGGTAACACCAACTAACTTGTCACCATATTTCTCTTCCCAAATTCTTTGTACGTCATCTGATAAACATAGATATGCTAATAGTTTACCACCAGTATAACTATAACCTAAAGGTTGTGTTGGTACAATAGAGGAACCAATAGCAGTATGATTAATCATACCACCAAACGTTTTACTATGTCTATCCCAACCAATGGCACTGTCTCTTGGAGTTAAATCCATAAAGTCACCAGATATACAAATCACACCTAAATGTTTGCCTGATTTATTATCATTTACATTAAAGAATAACTGTCTACCAATATTACTATTGTTTTTCATGGTAGACAAAAATGTTCTTAATGTGTTCCAGTTTTCAGATAGTTGTTGAGTTCTTACTGCTTTGCCGTTAAATCTTTTTGTAGTATCATCTGTATATTCTAATACAGGTTCCAGTTTATCATAGTCTTCAGGTGATTCTGGAATCCAGATATTATTTCTAACAGTATCTATTTGATTTTTTTGTGTAGGTTCTTTTAGTATATTTTCTGTACCATAGAGAGTAGTTGATTCTACTGTAGGATATTTTCTATGTACTTCTTGCCACTTTTGAAATAATGTATACTCTTGTACGGTCATTTTAGACACGTATCCAAGGTCTTTTTCTATAGCTTCTTTTAATACTTTCTCATCAACATCTTCTATTTTAGAGATATCGTTTTCATCTTGAAATTGTTTCCACTTCTTTTCAACACCCTCTAAATCTTGTTTAGCGTGTATGTCAAAGTCATCTTTAGTCATAATATATAAATGGTATCAGAAATCAATCCGATTGTCAAGCTTACAGTTTTTCCATTGCTTTCTTATGTTTTTCGTAGGCTTTCATCTGTTTAGCGGCTTTCTTATAAGCCATATCTAACTTCAATTTAGATACACCATCTGTAAAATTCTTGCCTAATATATGATCGTATTCATGTTGGAATATTCTACTAATCATACCATCAAGGTGGCCTTCTCTTAATTGTCCATCTTCATCTTCGTATTTGACAACTACTTTTCTAGGCCTTTCTATTGATAAGAATACAAAAGGAAAAGTTAAACAGCCTTCTTTCATTACTACTGTTTCCTCACTTTTTGTTATTATCATTGGATTAAAACAAGCCATCTTTAACCCTTTTTCTATATCTGGATGATCGCCTATCGTAAACATATTGAAAGGTAATCCAACCTGATTACAGGTTAAACCTATTCCACCATATTTCTTCATTGTTTTGAACATGGCGTCTGCTAGTTCTTTTCTATCTTTAAACTTCATTTCACAATCAGGATAATCTTCTTCTAACATATCATCACTGAAAGGTGCTATTGCTGAATTGACTCTAGGGTCTCTCGGTGGTACCAGTTTTAGGGTATTTTTATCCTCTAATACGGGTGTTTCCGTCTCCTTAATTTTCTCAACCTTTTCTTGCTTTTTTGGCTTATTTTTAAAGCCTTGAGCCTTGTCAATATAGTCATTTTGCTTTTTCGGTAACTTGTCTATTTTACCTTTATTACCGCCAAGCATTACATTTTTTTGTGTACTTCCCATATTTTCTCCTATGTTGGTTGCAGTCTAGTGAAGTTTTTATACTTCTCATATTTAATTATATTAGTAAATTTATCAAACATTATATCGCCTTTGTGTGATATTATAAAGATGTTTTCTTTTGTAAGTTGTGTTATAATCTTAAAGAAATCATCTGTACCTTGGCCATCTAAACTGCCGTCAAATATCTCATCTAATATTAATAGATTGGTATTTGTACTGTTTTTCATCTTTGCGATATGTCGCCACGTAAATAACAATGCAAGGTCTATTCTCATTTTTTCACCCTCACTAAAGTTATTATAGTTAAAAGTATCTCTAAATCTACTCTTTACTGTCTCATTAAACTCCTCATCTAAATGAAACGATACAAAGAAATCCATTGCCTGTAAATGTTGATTAATTAAGTTGTTCATTATTGGAACATACTTACGTATAATCTGAGCCTTGGCACCTTTGTCATTTAATATCTCTCTTAATATATCTACGTAATCCTTTTGTTCAATTATTCTATCTCTTTCAATTCTAGTTTCTTTTAACTGGTTATTCAATTCTTCCAATTGTGCCTCTACTTCTTTACCATCAACTTGTTTGTTTTCTAACAATCTAATTTCTTCATGTATTCTATTGCTAAACTTATTTATCTCATCTAAAGAAGTCTCAAATTTGGATATATCTATATTCAATTCATTGATCTTTTGAGATACCTTATTCATTTCTGTTAGTTTTATTTCTGTATTGGATATCTCTTGTAGTATTTCTTTCATTCCATCTGATAGAGTTTTTACTTTTTGTTTGGTTGCCTCTATCTTTTGTGCTTTAAAATCTTGATCTATAGGTTGGGTACAGGTAGGACAGTTATCATTATTCTCAAAAAACTCTAATGTTTTCTGGTGGGTATTTAAATTAGTTTCTATCTTAGCTTCTAGTTTTGATAGTTGGCCTACCTTTCTTTCTACTTTATCCTTGTTCTCTATTTCTTTTTTCTTATAACCTATCTTCTCGTTTAATTCTTCTATCTTTTTACCATACTCTTTACTATCTTCTTCGTTTTTGCTAACTAGTTGTTTTTTACCACCTAGGTCGTTCATATTAAGGTCGGAGATTGCGTTGAAGTGATTTAACTCTGTCTCATACTTGGTTTGTATAAGATCACAACGGTGTTTCATTTCTACAACCTTTTTAGTTAAATCTGATTGTTGACTTCTTAATATTAAGTCCATAAGACCAAATACTCTAATGTCTAGGATTTCTTCCACCACTTCTCGTCTATATCGTGGCTTCATTTTCATAAAAGGTTCGTATGAGGAAGAACCTAATAATACAACTTGTAAAAAAGACCTATAATTAAGTCTCATTATATTTTGTTCTAGATATTTCTGATAGTCTATACTATTGGCGTCTTGATTCATAAGAACACCATCTTGATATATTTCAAATATGTTTGGTTTGATACCTCTTACTATCTTATATTCTTTCATGCCTACAGTAAATTCTATTTCTACAATACAATCAGCATTGTTTATTGAGTTTACTATCTGGTCTTTTTTTATAATTCTAAATGGTTTATTAAATAAAACAAAACATAATGCGTCTAGTAAAGTTGATTTACCTGATCCATTTGGTCCAATAACTAATGTTGTATGTGATTTGTTTAATTCAACTTCTATAGGTATATTACCTGTAGATAAAAAATTCTTATATGTTATCTTTTTAAATACTATCATCTATTTTTTCTAAAAAAGTTTCTCCATATTGCCGATCTTATCATTGACACTACTGTAAATATTAATGCAATTCCTATACTATCAAATATGGTTGGATATAATCCAAAGAAAGGAAAAATATATAGTTGAATAAGTATGGCTAAAATTAATCCACTACCTACATCAATAAAGCTTTCTATTATATCTCTACTCACTGGCCTCCGTATATAGTTCTTTTGCAAATTCTTTTAATTTATGTTTATCTAACTCTGTATCTACCTGATCAATATAGTTACCTAAAAATGTTAGTGTATCTTCTCCTTGATCTATAGTATCTACTTTTACTGTTTGTGTAATATCATTTGTATCTTCATTGATAATCAATTCATGTACATTGGTATTGTTATAAAATCTTTCTACTAGATTACCATACATTTCTGGATTAGTTTTTCTGTTTACAAATAGTTTTACAAAACAATTCTCATAAGAAGATAAATCTAAATTGTTATAGTTTTCTTTTGTATCATCATATACTAATTTTTTAAATATTGGTAAAGGGTTCTCTATTCGTTCTAACTCTCTTGTATCTGTATCAAATATATGAAAACCTTTTGGACAATTATAGTCTGACCACATAATTTGATATTGAGTACCTAGATAAAATATATGTCCGTCATCTGATTTCTTATGAAAATGACCAGATAATACTTTTTCAAATCTTCTAAATTGTTCTCTTTCAAGTCCTTGTTCGTTTACTACTCCTCTATGCATTTCAAAGCCTTTTACTTCTAAATGACCAAAGGCAATTTGTGATGTAGAGTTGTCTAATTTATATAAAGTATCTTCCATATTGTCTTCACATATCCATGGTATAAACAATATATCTAAACCACCAAGAGTAACCTCTGTTGCTCTTGTATATATTTTAACTTTACCTAGATTTAAATTTTCTATAGCATTTACTTCGTTAGTATTTTTGTAATAGGTATCGTGATTACCTAATATAACGTGAGTATCTATATCTAATTCTTCTAGTTTATCCCAAAACTTTTTCTTAAAATTGTGGGCTGTGTTATGGTTAATAAACTTACGTCTATCAACTACGTCACCTAAATGTACTAAACATTTTATATCGTTATCTTTAAGATAAGGAAAAAACTGTTCCTCATAAAACTTATTTTGATAATTTATAAAGTGTGGAGAATCATTACGGCAACCAAAGTGTGTATCATTTAGTAGCGCTATCTTCATAATTTTCAAAAAAATAATCTAAACTATTCTTACTTGTTCTTTTCTTCCTTTTCTTTTTACTTTGTTTAATTTCTTCGGCAATCTTCTCTTGTGAATCCATAGGTAAATTCTTTTGTAAGTACTCTGTCATCTGGTTTTTAAAGTCTCTATCGTCACCAGGTTGGAGAGCAAAATCATCTAAATTGGATTTACTTATAAGTTTGTGTTTGATTGTCACTTGCTTTTTCTCTTTTTGTATTCTACGTATAAAAGCATAGTAGATTATTTGAGTAAAGTAAGCGAAAGGATTATTTGATTTTTTACCATCAAAGTTGTCAAGGTATTGTAGACAGTTTTCTATACCATCTGAAATCATGTCATCTTTAAAGGTGTAATTAATGAAATTAGGTCTATATGAGAGGTGATTGGCAATCTTCAAAAAACATGATCCAAGGTAGTTTCCTACTGGTGGTTTATCTTGTTTTAATCTCTTTGCTTTACGTACAGATTTTCTGTACTTTATCATCGCCTCCAAAAACTCTTTGTTATTTACATAATGTTCTTTTTTTGTTTTTGTATTCATAATATTAATATACTACAGTTTGTGTTTTTTGTCAATGTTATCCCTATTGGAGCGGGTGAAGAATTTCGCAATCTCAACCTTATCGTTGGCAACGATACGCTCTACTTTTGAGCTACACCCGCCTAAAAAAAATTTCGGTTTCAGCCGAAATCAGCATTGACTTTTTTGGAAAAATATGTATAATGAACGGTGTAGCCGGTTGATTGAGGATACTCCAGCTAGAGGTCTTATTAATGTATGGTTCCTTCATCATCATCATCAAACAATCTTTCATCAAAAATCTCATTTATCTTCTTATTATCTTTAGTGGAAAACTTCATCATTGAAGGCGTTCTTTTGTTGTCTTTTGCCAAAGGAATATCTTCATATGTATCAACAACACCAAGATAACTTCTTCTCATATCTTCATTAGCATTTGTTATGGTCATTATCTTATCTTTTGGAATAGTAATTTGTTCATCGTTAGTATAGGCCGTCCAACGAATCAAAGCAATATAATCTCTAAAACCCGATACCGTTATTTGTGGTACGTATTTTATCTGCAACGGCTTTTCTACATTGATTGTTTTATTTGTGGGATCTAATTGTCTTTTAGTAAAAGCACAAGAACAAACAATATCGTCTCCGTTTACCAACTTGATAATTTTAATGTTATTATCCATATTATTATTTATCCTTATTTAGCTCTGCCAATACACAATGAGTACCACCAATTTTTGTTGTTATATCATAAGTTAATAACGATGTTTCTTTAAAAACTTTCATATTATACCAACCTTTATTTTTTCCAGGATATTTTACTTCGTTAGGCAAATAATCATGGAAAATAATTTTAAAACAATCTGTAGTTCTTTTTAATATTTCTTCACAATCATAAACGCCGATTGATCCGTCAACAAATACAAAATCAAAATCAAAATGACTATATTGTTTCCAATAATCAGTACTCTTACAATGAAATCTGTTTATTGAATCCTCTATACCAACATACTCAAATATATTGTCTTTATCAATAGTATATACCTCTGCTCTATTTGCTATTAAAGCAGTTGTACTTTTACCTGTACCGGTACCTATTTCTAATACCTTTTTAGCATAACGACTTTCTTCTAACAAAAATCTAAAATCTTCATCTGAAATCATTTTAACTCTATATTGTGTATCTCATAATTAAAATCTTCGTCATTGTAAATATTTATTCGTTCACGAAAATGTATCAACGTATAGTTTTCTTTTTCTTTATAACTAATATCATCTGCTATATCATATAAAGTCGCAGCTGAATCATTATCCTTTAATCTTAATCCTCTTCCAATAGATTGTAAGTTCCTTATCCGTGACTTGCTAGGACTAGCAAAAATAATGTTATGCAAGTTCCGTATATTAATGCCTGTACTGAAAGTCCCATAACTTGCAACGATAATAGCGTTGTCAGATTTCTCCGTAATTTCTCTGATCTTTTCCCTAACGTCTGTATCCACTCCACCGTGGACATAAAATACTTGTTTGTCAACAGCTTTTGTTTTAATTGATTCATATAACTCCTTTCCATGTTTTTCTACGTATTGAAATAAACATAAAGTATTGCCTTGTAAAGTAGAGGCCAAGTTTCTTATATACTTATTCCTTTTTTCATTACGTACCAGGTAATCCATTTCTTCTTGGTATGTTTTATCTTTTAACATATGTCTAACATCTTTGTCATGTTGTAATACTAAACATATAATTTTTAATTCTGCTAATTGTTTTTTCTCTTGTAATTCTGTTGTGGATATAACCTTGTTTACTGTACCAAATAATCCTTCCAATACTAACTTATGTGTTTTAGTACCATCTAAAGTACCTGTAAGGCCTATTCTATATTTACATTGTTCTAGTTTAGTCATTATCTTTGTGAGTGAAACTGCCTTGAATAAGTGTGCCTCGTCACCTATAACCATTCCAAACTGTTTAAACCACTTCTTTGGTTGATTATATACTGATTGCCATGTAGATATTATAACGTTTTTGTTTGTTTCTTTTTCATGGCCTTGATATATTCTATGTACATTTTTGTCTGGATTCCAACCATAATCTTTAAAATCCTTAAACAATTGTTCTACTAATGATGTTGTTGGTACTATAATTAAGATTTTCTTCTTTTGTTCTTTTAGTCTTAACATATTATAACGTACTAACATGTAAACTATAAGTGATTTACCAGAGGCTGTTGGAGATAACAATAAACATCTATTCTTTTGTGTTGCATATACAAATGCTTCTTTTTGATAATCTCTTATTTCCATAGGTACTTTAAGGGCTTTTGTAAACTTTTCTACCAATTCTAAATCAACTTTAGTATCAACTATTTTAGTACCATCTACTACTTGTATCTTGTTGTCACTACACCATTTAAGTATATAAGGATATAAACCGGCGTAAATTTGACCAGTTGCATAAGAGAATAATCTTATTTTTCCATCCCATACTCTGTTTCTATAGGCAGGAACAAACTTATAACCAGGTACTTCAAAACAAAAATACTCTGATAACTCTCTTTTAATAGAGGCGTCAGCGTCTACTTTTAAATAGACATCGTTTACTCTGTCAACTATGATGTATCTTATATCTGGCATTACACGAAAGGTGGACCGACAACCCAACCTACTAAAACCTTTCTTGTTCCTTTGGTCACCGGATGTACTTTATGCCACATAAATGACGGAAAGGTAACTATTGTACCAGTTGTAAATTTATCTTTAAACTTTATATTCTGATTTATTCTTTTAGGATTTAAATTAGCTATCTCTAATTCTCCTCCTTCGTAATCTTCATTTAAACATAAAGTAAAACTTAACTTTCTGATATAACCATTATCATAAGGCTTAGTGTGCGAATCTATGTGCCAATCATAGTGGTCTCCTTCTTCGTATATTGTATACTGTAAGGGTTCAAATTCTTTTAACTTGAAATTCCAATCGGCCTTTACATTGTGATTAAAGATAACTTCTTTTATATCTTCGTATAACTCATCATTTTCTTTTATCCATGCGACCTTGGAGCTTCTATTTTTATTATCACCGTCTTGTATGGCGGCTTCTTTTATTCTTAATTTCTCTGAATTTTCTATTATATTATTACAATAGTCCTCATTAAACATTGAAATTGAAAGACAATTGTTATTTGTTAGGTACATTATACAGCCCCACTGGTAAATCTTTTCCAGTCTATTGCATTTTTAATAGTAAATGTTCTATTGGAGATTTGTCTTAATGATCTATCTAAAAATTCTACAACTGTTTCTAGATATTTAACCTTTTGGTTTGCTTTTTGCCACTCTGGATCAGCTTCAATAAATTGAGGTACGTCTGCTTTTAATATCTTTAAGTTAAATGGTTTCTGTAGATATACTGCCGGATCGGCCTTACCTGTATAGTATTCCCATTTCTCCCTTTTGATTGTTCTAAATTCATCTTCAGCACGTGTTAATAACAATTTAAATTTAGTTAAAAATTTTAAATATTTGTTATGTAATTGAGGTGTTTTTAAAGACTCTATATCTAATTCAATATCGTTAATCTTTAAATCTTTATCGGCTAAATCTTGTAGTTGTTCTAAATCCATTATATCTCCACTTGTTCATAATATTACTCACTTATTTATTAAGATGTTGTAACTGTTGTTTTTGATGATCCTGTTGTAGCAAAATCATATATCTTATATTCAAAAGTAACAGACGCTGTAAGATAATCAACATCTGTAGCTTGTTGGTTGTAAGCAAGACTTGAAAGAGAAATAGGAAATACGTCTCTAAATCTAACTTCTACAACCGAGTTGTTTTTATTTGATAGTACACTTAACGTAGCGTCTGAAAAAAGACCACCTGTTTTTGGTGGTGGAAATTTTGATCTACCAGAATCACCTATTACATTGCTTGTACTACCAGGAAATCTATCATTACCACTTGTTAAAAGATTTTGATGTTCCTTGTGATCTTCAGGAAAACCTAGACCTCTTAACCAACCATGTATTTCTTGATAGTTTTCTAAATTCTCATCTACTAAAAAAGATATTGTTAAACTTTCATAGTTTAATTTATCTCCAGGTAAAGGTATATCTTTCAACATTGTTTGTTGAGTTGGTGTACCGGCTAATGCTATACCTGGTATATTAGCAGCTGTACAAAAATATTCTACTTTAGGTAATTTAACTATACTAAATTTAAATTGTGTTGGACTTGCATAGTCTAATTTTGTAGGTTGTCTATTCTTAACTGTTGTCATAATACTATTTATCCGTGTCCTTATCTACTTCTTCCCAGTCTTTTTCAGTAGATTTCTTCTCCAATTCTTTTTCAGTTGGTGTTAGAATCTTCTCTTTTTGTTCAACCTTTTCTATCTTATCCTCTATTACATCTAAAGGATTTTTAGGTTTAGAGTTAAATAAATCATGGTCAAAAAATCCAACATAACATAGAACAGCTAATAACATCAATACTTTAATACAGACTATTACAACTAACATTCCTAATATTGTTCTTAATAATGATTTCATACGTATATTTAGTTTATTTTCTTTCCCATGCTTTTAATTTACCATCCTCTGCAACGACCATTTCTTGTTTATCTTTTTTCTTTTTATTACTACGACATGTATCCCAGCAGGCCACAGGACCTCTATTATGTTCTAGTGATTTATGAAAGGCATGCCAATGATCAGTGTCTAATATATCTTCTATTTTTTCGTAATCGGCTATATTGGAATTGTCAACCAACTTTCTAAATTCTTTATCATTCATCATATTTTCGGTATCACAATGACAACAAGGTAGTAAATGGCCTCTGTTGTCTACTGCTAAATTCATATTACCTCTAAAACACATAGGCTCTATTTTTATATCGGAAGTTATACCGTTGTCTTTGTCTGATATAACGTTACCGGTTTCATCATAAAAATTTGTTCTTTTATGTACTTTTGCTAAATGATCATATTCACTTACGTGAGGATAATTTTGTCTTATATCTTTCCAATTTTTAGGCACTACTCTTGTATTCCTCCTCTTGGTAAACCTACAGCTGCTGGTGCGTCAGGATTAAAAGCGTGATCCTCTACGTCTAATTTCTTTTCTTTAGGTATTAAAGGATCAGTTTCATCGTCTCCTACCCACCTAGAGCTTTGTATTACATTAAAAATAACATCTATTTCTTTGGCCATTGTCATACACTTTTCAACATCATGTTGATTATAATTAAACATTATCATTTGCCATATAGGTTTCTTTTTTAAAATACCTCTAGCCATTTTTAATCTTTTAAAATGTAGTTCACCGTTTTGATGTACTCTGTACTTATGACTATCTTTAGGTAGACCATCTATACCAAACCACCATTGAGTATCTACATTGGCTCTAAATGCTTCTTCAAAAAATTTATCTGATTTAAATGTAGAGGCACTATGTACTTGACTTATATTGCCTTTTCTTTTTATCATTTTTAACATATCAATAAAATGTGGGTGATGTACAGGATCAGAATATTGTCCACAAAATTGTATTCTATCAAAGTAATTTGTAATTTTATCAAACTCGTCCATTGTTATATCTCTACCTGGTATTGGTTTCTTTTTTAATCCACCTTTACCATCACTTTCATACGTTTGTCTAGCACAACGTAAACACTCTAAAGGACATCTATGTGATAAATCTAAATTAACCTTACTTGCTTTGAATAATTGTTTTTCAAATTTCTCATTAGGTCGGTATTTCATACCTTCCATAATTATATTAGGTGAAGTTATCTCTTTGTCGTCTGTATTTGCCATGATTTATTTAATTATCTCCACTATATCGCCTATACTTATTTGTGCTTCTTCTATAACCTTAGCACACCATCTACCAAACGTTGGATTTCTTTTTTCATCTACTAATTTATAGTTACCATCTTTAAATGATTTACCAATTACTGAACATGGTGGTGCTGTAAAAGTTAATTCAAGTATTGCTTCTCCTATTTTCAATCTATCTCCTGATTTAAATTGATCATAAGATAATCCTTCTCTCCAAAAATCTATAGTTATATTTTCTCCTACTGTTCCAGGAGCAATAGGGTGTCCGTCTGCCTGTAATTTTATAATTTTTTGATAGTCATATATTAAAATAGCACGATCAATTCCACCATGATTTTTAATTTTATCATTACCTCTATGTCGGTAATCTTCTTTGATACCTAATTTATCTATTTTAGCACTAGTGACCTGAAGTTTAGGAACACCACCATTAGGATTAACATTAATATAACGGACTGTAGCAACCATTTTAAAACCATTTCCAAGGTAATATTGAATACCCTATTAAATTAAAATACTTTTCAATTAGATACATAGCAACTATAAAAAAACTTGTTTTAAATATAAATCTATATGGTTGAGGTAAACTGTTTTGCCATCTATTAAATCTACTGCCTTGTACCTTTTTTTCCATATCGGCCTTTCGCCATATCAAATTCGCCCACCAGTCAGCTGATAATAAGTTCTTCAACATTATAAAAGGCCAAAGTAGTTTTAATAATATTTTTCTCATAATACTATTTATGCAGCCAAAAAAAAAGGGGACCGAAGCCCCCTTTTTTAAATAAACGTTTAAATAACGTATTACATTATGTTTGATACTTTAACTTTTTGGTAGTATCTGTTTGAGTTAGGTGTACCAGAATCAGTGATTCCAGAAACAGCACCTGAAACAGCACCAGTTTCCGCAAAAGGATTAGCAACAAGACCGTATCTTGTTTTAAATCCGATTTTTGGTTGGAAAGTATCTTGACCAACTGCTCTTACCATTTGTAAAGGCACGTATGGGCAATAGAACATACCAGCGTCATAAGGTGATGTACCTTTGTAACCCACAACGTAGTATTGACTAGCGCTTGAGTTAGCTGAGTATGGATCAATGTATACTTTAAATCTACCGTTTAATACACCAGCAAATGTACTGCCTGTGTCGTCAACGTTTAGATTGTTATTTAAAGCAGGCGTGTAATCTAAAACACCAGCCATTTGAAGAGCAGAAGCAACGTCAGCAGAACAAATTATCATGTTCCCTTTACCTCTTCTCGTTCTTTGAGCGATTCTGTTTGCGTCTCTTTCCAATTGGAACATAAGACCTTTAAATCTCTCAACTGACCATCTACCGTTTGAGTCAGTATCTAAATCAAAGATACCAGCAGTAGTTGTGTTTGTAGCAGCGCCTTTTTCTGAATTGATGTAAACTGATCTTACAACTTCTCTGTTGATTTCCGCAAGGATTTCAGCAGATAGAATGTTTGCTAGTTCAGTTTCAGCGTCTAAACCGTGGATTGCTTTTAAATCTTGAGCAAGTTCCATAGTGTATTCTGCTTTAAGAGCTCTACTTCTAGCAGTCACTGTAGTTTTCTCAATTGAGAAAGCCATTTCAGCAAACTGATTTGATGTAGCGTCGCCTAATGCTTCAGCAGCAGCTGTAGTCATACCTTGACCTCTAGTGTACTCGCCAGCAGGTGAGTCATTAAGTACAGATGGATTAGTTCCTCTGTGCTCAGTTACTCCGTCGCCTGCAGCTGAATCACCAGCAGCATTTCTAGATGAGTAATCAGTATCAGCTTCGTCAAATAGCGCTTCTCCGCCAGTTGCTGAAGTGTATCTTGATCTCATTGCGAAAATTAGTCCAGTTGGACCAGTCATTGGTTGAACACCTGCGATATCGTAAGCGATAAGGTTAGGCATTGCTCTTCTTACTAATGAAATTAAAATTGGATCCCAATTTGAAGTTCCACCAGTGTTGTTAGTAGGAGCAGCTTCTGATAAGAATGCTGAGTCCTCTTTCATTGCTCTTTCTTGGTTTTCCAAGACAGTAGCGGTAACGGCACGTTTGTAAGAGTCTCCGATTTTTGGTAAATCAGGATGCTCTAAAACTGGCTGCCATTTTTTTTCGTATTGTTCTGATAAATACATGTTTTTTATCTCCCTATTATTTTTACTTTTACTTGTTTGACAATTTAATGTCTTTAGTTTGACTTATAGCGGCACTATAAGCAGCCATTGCATTGCTTAGGTCCTCACTAGGAGTTCCTTCGCCAGCCGCTACTTCATCTATACCGTCACCAGAAACGTCTTTAGATTTAAAATAAGATTCTTTAACAATCTTAATTTTTGCTCTGTAATCTGCTTCTGTTGAATAATCTACTTCTTCAGCAAGTTTGTTGAATTTTTCTTTCGCTGTGTCAGTTAAGTCTTTAGACGCTTCGTCTAAAATTTCAGCTGCTTTGTATTTGTTAGCTGACTTACTTAATTCAACATTCTTCTCTATAGACTCGTTAAGTTTTTTTTCTAACGTTTCTATTTTTGAAGCTTGATCTTCAAGTACATTATATTTCTCGTCTGGAACATTTATGTAATGGTCTTCAAAAAGTTTTTTTAGACCACTGATAAAGTCCTCAGCGATTTCTCCTTTGATCCCTCTTTCTAAAGCAAGTTCGTTTTCTTTCATCCATTCTTCTACCACGTATGATAGATAAGAATCAACTTTTTCTACTAACTCAGCCTTAGCTGTTGAAGTTTCAGATTCGAATTTTTTATTATAGTCTGCTTCCATTTCTTCAGCAATCTCTTTAACTTTAGATTTAATTGCTGTTTCAAATATAGTTGCAGCCTTATTTTTGAACTCTTCCGATAAATCAGTTTGTCCGGCGATTAGAGCGTCAACGTGTTCTTTAACGTCAATCTCTTTTTCTTTATCTTCAGCTTTTTCGTCTTCTTTTGATACTTCTTTTTCTTCAGACTTAACTTCTTCTTTGTCGTCTTTTTTAGCGTCAATAGCTTTCTTTAAAGCTGGTGGTAATTCACCTTCTTTTACTGTCTCTTTATCTTCAGCGTCCGTTTGAGTTTCTTTTTTAGCGTCCTCTTTTTTTAATGTAGGCATAGCGTCAGGCTTTCCTTCATGTTTTTGAGGGGCTTGTCCAGAAACTTCTTTAGTTGATTTTGAAGCATCCGGATTGCTGTCTGTAGGTTTAACTACAGCTGCACCTAAATCCTCAGCACTGTTTGATAAGTGCGTTGGTTCAGCTGCAACAGCATTTTTTTTCGGAAGATCAGCGTTAGGACTAGCAGTGTTCTCTGCTACCTCTTTTTGATCTTTTGTTGCTTCAATGTTTTTAACGTTTTCTGACATTGAGATATCTCCTTATTATGTTTTCTTTAACTAGTTATATTAAATTCTCGTGTTATATTTATAAAACTAGAGTTTTTTAAGAAACTGTTTAAAGACGTCCGCCTTAGCTTCTGCTAAACGTAGTCTTTTTGCTGTTTCTATGTCTCGTTTCCAAGCGCTTAAGTCTTGTTCCACAAGAACACCATTGTCCCAAACCCACTCTTTACTCTCCATTATGCCTTCAACGAAAGCGTCTGGAGCGCTTGGATCAGCGACAATATCAGCGGCTGTAGCTAAATAAAAATCTCTACCTACATAATTAACACCACCTCTTTGTTGCAAAGACCCCATACCTCTTGAAGATACTCCTAATTGAGCACCCTCATCAATAAGACCTTTTACAATCTTACCGTATGGTGTATTCATTATCTTTGCCTCACCAATAAAATTCGGACCATCTGGATATAAACTAGTGATCATATGTGATACTCTCTCCAAGTTAACTGTTGGACTATCTGGATGACCAAGTTCTCCAAATGCTCTCTTTTTATTGATAAATTCTGCGTTATATCTTGTTACTTCTTTGTCTAAAATCTGTTTTTCATATACTCGTCCATTTCTATTTTTGATTTCAGATTGTAAGAAGACGCCTCTAATTTTATAATTCTTTTTACCATTGTTTTCTTCAACAATGTATTCTGCGTTTTGTACTTCTTCGGATATTAGCTTCATAAATTCCCTCTATGTTTTCTTCTTTAGATATATTTATAAGATTTTTTACCTAAACTCTAATAAAATCGTGTAATTATCGCCAGCTGCAAAATTTTTAGTTGACAGTAATACATCACCTGTAGGTGTTGTGGAATTGTTGCCTATCTCATTTCCAGAGGTTCTTAAATCCCAATGGCCATTTCCAGACAAAAAAGCAATAGTAGAGTTGGTAGTTCCGTCCCATAACAACTCAACTGCTGACTTGTTATTATTACTATTTACAGAATACCATATCTTACTTAACTTTCTATTACCGTCTTCGGTCATAAAAGTAAGTGCTGAAGCGTCAACTTTTTTAACTAAAGTTTCTCCAGTTCCATCTGATAGGTTTGTTAATTTAACTACGTATTTAATACCAGATGTATCTGATATAGTTTGTGTTGTGACTGTATCTGCCATTTTATTCTCCCAATTTTTCTAAATGTTCATTGATTTCATCATCAAAATATTGTTCTAATTGTTCTTTTTCTATTAAGTTAATAGTAGCAACACTGTCTACTGCAACCTCAAACTTTTCAAATATATTATCAGCAGTAAGATTTTTATCTGCCTCTACTATATTCATCACTTTTTTAACAGCGTCTTGTAAAACAGGAGTTAATTGTTTATAAGAATTGCTGTCAAATAGTTTGTTGTTTTCCACAATGTCGCTTACTCTTAACATTTAATTATACTTCCGCTGGTGCTTCAGCTGGTGCTGGAGTTTCAACTTCTGGTGCTGGTGCTTCAGGTGTTTCTGGAGCAGCTGCAACCGGATCAGCAGATGGTTCTGCTACTTCAGGTTTAGTCTCTGCTGATAAATCAGCAGCTGATTTACCGTCCGTACCGTCAGCGTTTGTTATTGTTCCGTCTCTATTGAATTGTCCTGGAGTTGCTATTTCAGGTTTTTTATCACTATGAGGTTCTGGATTAAACATCTTACCAGCAATATCTTGTCTTCGCTGATCTAATGCGTCTCCTACTTTTGCTCTTAAAGCGTCTTTAAAAGCGTCACCGGCTTCTGAATTGTTACCAGCTCCTAATTTATCTATAAAATCTTTTACTTCTTGATTCGGCATGTTTCATTCCTTTCATTAATATTAGTAAGTATCTTCACTATCAACAACTTGATTTCCAGGTGATGATATGATTCCACTTTCTACTTCTTTTTTAATTTGTCTATCAATCTTCTCTATGTCTTGATCTGATTGTTTTAATATTGATTTTCTAACGTACTCAACTGAAAAATATTTACCAACATAATCTCTTACATCGTTAGCCAGTTGTACTCTGTCTTTTAACATTTCGGCATTCTTTAACTCTGCAAAGTGACCGTCTTGTAAAAAGTCATAAAAAACATTATCTCTAATCATTGGCCATTCTTCTTCAGCAATGATTCCTTTTAGTACTAATTGTGTTCTTAAAATATCATTAAACAGCTCAGTAAATTTCTTTCTTAATCTCTGAACAAATTTAGTAAATTTTAACTCGTCTCTTGTTATTTCTGTTGATCTTCCAAGATTAAATCCTGTAGAAGCTTCTAATCTACTTGATGGTACATTCAATGATCTATAAAGTTTTGCTCTAAAGTATTCTATGTCTGTAATTTCTCCTAGATTTTGACCTCCTGGTAATGTAGAAATATCTGTACCTCTACCACCGTCTCTACTTGGTAACCAAAAGTCCTCTAACATTGACATATAGTTTCTGTCGTCTCTTATTTCACCTGTAGCTGCGTCATATACAAGTTTGTTTCTATATCTTGCCATAACGTCTCTTAAATATTGTTCAGCTTTCATTTTAGGTAAATTACCAACATCAATTTTAAATATTCTTCTTTCAGGTGCTCTTGCTATTCTGTAAATAACAGCAGCGTCTTCAATCATTCTTAATTGATTAACTGGTTTAATTGCCTTATGTAAATAAGACATAACTATATTTTTATTTTGATCTATTATTCCTGACGGACAAAATGCGATTGTATCTACTGCTATTTTAATACCTTGTAAACTAGCACCACCTACACCTCTTTCATTATACAAAAAATACTCCATAGTTTCGTCTACTAAATTCGTAGCCGATGGAGCAACTCCGTCTGGTCTTCTTTTTCTTACCTCTCTGATTTTTTTAATTTTCCGAGGGTCTATGTATTTAAGTTCAGTAATACCTTTTTTGCCTGTTTCAGTATCTATTATTTTTTGGAAATAAATTCTACCATCAACATACCAACGTCTAAAAAGGTCGTGACCTCTAGTGTTGAATTGCATTAATCTTAATATTTCTGAAAATTCTTCCTCTAATCTTCTCTTTACATCACGTCCATAAGGGACATTATCTGTCATTAATCTAACTGCTTGTTTATTCTCGTTTGAAACTATTGCCTCATTGACAATATCCTCAATCGCCATATCACATTCTGGATGTATTGAAATTTCTCTGTATCTTCTTATTAAATCCGCTTCAGTCTTTGCGTTTCCTTCCATGTCAAGGTGAGACGCAAAATACCCTCCAGCGGCGACTACTTGTGTGCCGTCCTCTGCTTGAGGCGTACTAAAGTTTTGTTTTGGATCGGATTTAGGTTTATCTCTTGTAATCTTAAATCCAAAAAATTCTGCCATAATTAAACTCCTGTTTTGTTCCTACTACTTATAATAGTTTTAAGAAGGCGGTTTTAAGGCCGCCTCCTAAATTTAATATTACGTTGTAGTATTTGTTTCAAAGTACTGATATTCAAACGTCACACCAAAAGTTTCTACTTCTGTTGCTTCGCCCATACTTAAATCAATACCACCTAACTCTGTAGGAAACAGTCCTCTCAAAGTGTACGATTTTATATTATTACCATTTCTGTCAAGATGATCAACAAAAGCGTCTACTTGGTAGTCAACTGGATTAGTTAACCCCTCGTTGTCAGTCATATTATTGATACCATTCTGCCATCTTTCAAAAGCATTTCTGATTTTGAAATTTGTATCGTTTAGTACCGTAATTGACCAAGACGGAATTGTTCTGTCACCTGCAATTTTAATTGCTCTACCTCTAAAAGGGACATTGACATTTGCGATTGTCATTGCCGGTATAGATGTAGCTGTACATAAAAATGCTAAGTCTTCTATCTCTCCACCAACTTGTGCGTAACCAGGAAAAGGCATTGTAACCTTAAACTGATTGGCTCTTGCGCCACCGCCAGCAAGTTTAGCTTTGAAGTCATTAATGTTTGCCATTGTTTTATTTCTCCTCTACTATTAACCGCCTGCGACTTCTTCAAAAGAAACGCCAGTCCGTGTTGCGATGAATTGTAATGTAATAAAGTTGATACTTCTTGCTGGTTTAATAAATATCTCAGCAATAAATTCATTTCTATCAATTACTTCACCTGTATTATTTGTTTCGTCACATACTACTAAAAAGTCTGTAAGACCTCGTCTACCTTGTACTTCTCTTAAAAAAGGCTCTACTATGTTTCTGAAATTCGCTCTTGTAAATTCATCGTTGAACTCAAAAAGTTGGAATTTAGAAGCAGTAGCAATTGCTTTTTCTAATATGATAAACAATCTTCTAACATTGATTCTGTCAAAAGCACTTGGAGCACTTAATCCAGTTTTGTCACCAAAAAGAACTGTACCTTGTCCTGGGAAAGTTACCACAGGATTGATACGAGCTTTGTATAACTCGTCTCTTTGTGCTTTATTTGGATTGAAGGCCAATTTAACTGCGCCTCTGATAACACCTCTGTTAAGACCTGCCGGTGACCACCAGCTATCAGCGATTGTATCTGTTCTAGCTGCTAGACCTGCAACATCACCGTTTAATGGAACATATCTATATACGTCATTGTATCTGTCGTACATATATTTGTAACCACTATCTAACACAACGTAAGATGAAGAACGGATACCGTTCATAAATCCTTTAACGTTTTGTAATTGAGTGATTGAAGAAGCAACGTTAGCTACATCTGATCTCTCTGGAGATACGAATGCAATAGCGTCCATTCTTTTTTCTGCAAGTGTTATTAAGTCATCAACATGTGTAGCGTTACAAGATCCACCGATGATTAAACCTACATCAACTGTTTCTGCGTCTTCAAACTTCTCGTAAGCAGTTTTAATTTCGCCAGCTGTTGCTGTTGAACCATTAGCTCCGTTTATTAATTGATCAGTTTTTGGTGTATCAACTGCTGTGAAAGTTATTCCTGCAGCTGCTGAACCATGATTTGATCCTGAAGCGTGATGATCCATCCAGTAAATGTAACTTGATTTATTATAAACTACATTTGCGTAATAGTTTGAATCACCTTGTGGTGTTTTTGCGTCTGAAGCTTTTGATACTCTATCGTAAACTTCAATTACTTCGCCTGTTTTTCCTGTAACAGAACCGTCAGCGTCTACTACGACAATGTGCATTTCATCATTTACTCCTGATTTAGAAGCAGCGTAAGGAGATGTTCCTGGTGCTCCTGAAACATACTCATAGAACTCCCAAAATCTTCTTACGTTTGCACCGTTAGCCGGTACTTGATGTAAACCACCTTGTAGTGTATCTGCTCTAACGAAAGTTATGTCGTTAGTTGATATACCTGTTATTTTATATTTTCTTCCATCGTAGTCTGTTCCAGCGGCACTCGTTGAAAATTCAACGATATCGCCAACTGCGAAACCTGTACCCGATGTAAACGTCACTGTTGTATGTCCAACTGACATAGCAGAGTCGTTTAATGTTGTTTTTGCGTCCTCTTGGAAACCTGTTGCGCTGTGACAAGCAGAAACTTTAAGGCTGTTGCCCCAAACTCCTGCTGTTCTAGCTGCCCATTCTCCGACAGAACCTTGACCAGCATTGTAATTATCCTGGTAGTCTTGTGTATTTTTGATAGCAAGTGCTGAGCCTGAAACGGCTGCGTTTGCTAAACCAGTATTTTGTACTCGTACTACTCTTAATGCGTTAGAGTATTGTAAGAAGTTTGCAGCTGAAAAAAACGCTTCAAAATTATTGTTATCGGGTTTTCCGAAAACACTTACTAACTCTTGTTCACTAGAGATTGATGTAATCTGATCTAAAGGACCTTTTCTGAACTCGCCAGCAAAGGCACCAATTGATGTAGATACAGCAGGAATGATTCTTGTTAAATCTTTTTCCTGTACAAGAACACCTGGTGATACTTGAAATGCCATAGGTTATTCTCCTCTTTTATTAATTAGCTAATTATTATATACTTCACAACTTTGTAAGTTTTCTTACATCCATATTTAAAGCCAGTACAGATATTTATAATAACTGAACCCTGGACTATTGACCCTTTCTAGTCGCTGGAAACCACCTGGTACCATATTCATCAACGGATTCCTCATCTTCCTCTGGATCGTGAACACCATCGTCTACAAAGCCAAACGGTGCCATGTCTTGCTCTATCAAATTCTTTTGTTCCTCGTACATTTTTAAACGAGCATTTGTATTGGTTAACTCTTTAAAATAGGGTTGGTTAGACAGCCATCCGAATATAACTAGACACATCATTAGGTCATCATTTGATCCGTCTTCAGCCTGCCAACTTTGACCTCTTTTAGTAAAGGTTGACATCTCCTGTATTATATTGAAATCATTAATTACAATCTTATCTCCTTCAATCAAAGTCTTTATATTAGAACAACCTACTCTCTTAATCTGTTTTGTCATACGAACACCCATAGATGTACCACGACCACTAAACATCGCACCTAGTATTTGACCAGCACGACCTTTTTGAGTAGTCATTAATAGATTAGGATATTCAATCTCAAACTGTAAAGCCTCTGCTACTTGTTGACCAATATCATTAACCTCTGTTAATACATGTGCATGGTTATATGCCAAACATACTCTGTTAATTATATTAGGAAAAACAAAAGGTTTAATTTCGTTACTTCTATATTTTGCCACAACCTTATAAGGCATACTAGTGACATCAAATACTAAAAAGGCAGAATAATCTTTATCTACACCACGTGATACATCAACTGAACAAACATAAGTATGTCCTTCTATTTTATCTTCGTATATATCAACACCTTGAGCAGATTTAGTTGGATTAATAATTGGTATTTGTTTAATTTTAGCAGCTGATATTAAAGTATTTACAGAACCTAAAAACTCACACTCAAACTCTTGTTGAAATTGTTCCTCACTTGTGTTTCTTATAGTTTGTTCTTTCCATTTTTCATCACGACCTGGTACTTCACTCCAATGTACTTCAATAGGCTTATAATCATTTTTTTCATTGATAGCATCCATCCAAATTTTATAGTACATATTCATACCATAAGGTGTAGATACTATAATCATTTTAGTTTTTGTACCAGCAGATATTGTAGGATAAACTGAACTAAAAAACATTTCGGCAATGTTAGTAGGTACGAAAGCAAACTCATCAAGAAATATTATATTAAAAGAACCACCTCTTATAGCACTTGAAGATGTAGCAGCCGCCACAATAACTGATTTATTTTCTAATTCTATATTACCTTTGTTCCAATTAATTACACCTTGTTGTAACCACTTTGGTAAATTTTCATATGCTAATTGTACTCTGCCTAAAATATCTCTAGCAGTAGATGACTTATTGGCAAGTATGGCAATATTGCTGTTTGGGTTAAATAAAGCATAGTGTAAAAGATATGATACTGTAGTAGTGGATTTACCTGACTGTCTAGGTAGTTTGCAAATTGTAAATCTATTGTCATGTATCGTATTTACTATGGTCTTTTGAAAATCATACATCTTAAAAGGTACTAAACCCTCGTCAAGTGATACAATACGGATATAATTTTCCATAAAGTAAATAGGGTCGCCAGCACACTTTTGAAATTCTACTATTTGTTCTTTAGTAAACTTAACTGGTGTATTGATCTTTTTTAAATTAGGGTTACCTAAATATGCTTCACTCATTTTCTACTCCTTTTTGGGAGTAATATTCTTTTCAATTGTTTCATCTTCTTCTTTTCTATTTAACATCTTTTGTAATTCAGCTGTTGATCCAACAAAAAGAGCATTCTTAACATTTGTACTTGCAGTCTTTGGTACTTGTTTTAACTCTTTTAATTTCTTTTGTAAGTCTTGTAATTTATCAACTGTAGTACCAACTTGACCTATTAATTGTCCTGCAACTTCATATGCTCTAGGGTGTTGGCCTTCTTTTGCTATTTCTAATATACCCTCAATAGCTTCATTACCTTTATCTATTAAATGGAAATAATTATCTCTACTGTATTTGTAATCGTTATCTATATCTTCTTTATCTTTGTCTTCAACTCTAGGAACTAGAGGTTTAAATTCTTTTTTTTCTACTACAGCAGTTTCAGGTGTAGTATCAATACCTAAAATTTCATTTACTTTGTCGTCTAATTTGCTCATAATATTTACTCATCACTTCCTGTCTTTGGATTATATGTTTTACCATCTGTAAAGTTTTCTATTGTTGTTGTAAATCCGAAATCATCGTTAACATCAGCTGATACTGGATCAGGTATAACTGTTATTCTATCTTCTCTCACAGCTGTATTACCTATATCTGTATATAAATCTGATTGTACTTTTTTAATAACACCTTGATTAACTGTTGGTCCAAACAAGTATGTTTTCGCCGTAAAATTCATTGAATATATTACTGCTCTTCTATTTGTAAATCCACCATCATAACTATCTTCATAATTTACACTATTAAGAATAATAGGTACGTCTCTTTTTATTTTCATTTCAGGCATAACATTTACTGTTACCGTATAGTCTGGTTGAAAGAAAGGTAATATTTGTTCTACTATCTGTAAACCATTTTCAGCAGTTGCTGTAAAAGCATAAACATTTAAACTTATGTTATATGGTACAGGTGTATAATTAAAACTTTGTTTTTTAGAATCTGCAAAGTCGGTTGGCGATGTTTCTAATAATGGATATTCCGCATATCCTGTAGTAGTGTTTGCTTGTTCAAATTGAATATAACCACTGTCATCTTCCATCGGTACTCTATGCATTTTAGCAGCCGATTGATCTCTTGTCAATGGTGTTTTTTCTGTTCTATATTTTTGAACCCTTGTTAATTTTCTACTAGGGTCATATGATAGTCCTGATATTTCAAAACCTATTCTAGGCAAAGTTAATGCCATTGATCTATCATCTAAATCAGCTTGTTGATCTAAACGAACTAAAAACTTTTCTTTAGGAGCATATGCTAAAGGAACTTTTATTCTTTTTAAAACAGCACCAGTTTCATTATTCTTACTTTCAATTACTATATTATTAAATAATTGTCCGAAAGCAATAATAATCTTTCTTAATCCTTCATTGTAAAACGGTGTTCCAAACATTATTGTCCTTTATCGGCTATTTTGCCTTTGTTAATTCCTTCTTTAATTACATATTTTTGTGTGCCATTAGCACCAACATTAACTTCCTTTTTTAAATTTTTAGATAACTCTAAAGTTTTTTTTTCTTTCATACTCTTTTGATGGAAGTCATGTAATTGTCTATGTCTATCTCTTTCCATTAAATATCTACCTCACCAAATGGGTTTCTTTCTGTAAAGTCTAACACATCATCGGTCACTGTCTCTGTATCAAAACCAGCCGCTGTATCTAAATCTAAATTTTGTGCATAGTCTGATTGTGTTTGTACAGTATTTTTTGTTGCGTCATAAGCTTCGTTCAATAAGAAGTTAGCATTTCCAGAAGATACATCATCTTGTTCTAATTGTATTGTACCTTTTTCATTTTCTAAACGTACTCTGTCTACCAATAGATTAACTGAATGTTCTCTTTCTCTTTTATCAATGTCTTGTACTCCAACATCAAGCTCTTCGTTTGAATATTCCCAACGTGTAACTCTTAATTTGTAAACAGGTAAATTTCCTAATTGAAAGAATGGCTCTTGATCTTCAACAAATTGAATTTCAAAGAAACTGTTCATCAAAGGAAAGAATAAAATATCTCCTTCGTTAGGTCTTCCTGGTACTGTTAATTGGAGTTTGGTATCTATCTTATTATGGAATCTTCTTTTAGAAACAACAAGTGTTGTGTCTTCTCTTATTTCTAATCCAAATTTATTAATTAATTCTTGTTGACCTGCAAATCCTTCAGTAGTTTCAAAATACATTTCAATAGGTAAAGCATTTTTAAATTTACTATTAACATCTTCACCTAAAACTAAATCTCTATTTACAACACTTCTTGGCATATAGTAGATTAAGTTACCATAGATTTTTAATCCTTCTATGATTAAATCTTCATATAGCCATTTCTCGGATGCATTTCCGATGCCATCTCCGTGCTGAAAGTATGGATTCATTACTACCATAGTTATTTACCCTATCAGAAAGTTATGAGGCTCTTCAAACGTTGTACGTATTTCTGTTTCTAATTTTTCTATGTCTTGTAGTGACTCGGAGAAAATTTGGCCTCCGTTAAGAGTGACACCACCAACCATAGCAACGCCATTAAATTTAGATAGGTTCGCTCCCCATTGTTTTTTGAATAATGCTACAACATATCTTTTTAACCATTGATCGTTGTATATATCAGTATTGGTTGCTGGGTCTAGTTTTCTAAAACAATCTATAACTAGATACTCACCAACTTTTAAATCTTCTTTCCAGTCCATATCAATAAACAATTTATTATCGTTTTGATTAAATCTTAAAGGTTTTTCACCTACTAATATGTGATCTAGAAAATCTAAATGTCTTAATACAATATCGTAATTAACTACCGATGTTGAAGAAAAATCATATAGATCATTTAATCTCATTTGATATCTTACGTCAAATAAGTTTAAACTTCCTTTACTTGAAAAAGGAAATATGTTTGTAACAGAAACAATAGTTTCAGGAACAACTATAAAATTTTGGTTTTCTTTCCAAGTATTTGTAACAGAATTTTTAGTTATTGATTCTGAAACATCTCCATTAGTCACAATTCTATCGTAATCTGTTTGTGTGTATTCGTATTTTAAATAACATCTTCTTATTGCATTCATATGAAATTGAGCATAGTATTGCATAGCTTCATCTAGTCTATCCTCTAATTGATCATTGTCAACGTTAATTTCTATAACAGGTTGACCTAATGCTCTTAAAGCGTATTCTTTTAAAGTTTCTCTTGTTGTTGGTGTTGCCATAATTCTATTTATCCCTTAATTAACTTGTTGTTCCGTACATAGTTTTTAATACGTTACCACTTGAATCTTTAATTTGTATATTTGTTGTGTTATTAACTGTACTTAAAGTTATGTCACCAGCTACATCTAAACTAGTACCATTAATCAACATCAATTTGTCTGATTTCCATCTTGCTGAAATATTATTAGCGCCGGCCTTCTTATGTGTGATTTCTATGATACCATCTTCATCACCATCGGTAGCGTCATCTATTTTAGCTGTAATTTTAGCATATATTACTTCTTGATCGGCGTCATTTTCGCCTTTGAATTTTATTTGTCCTAGATAATCTGCGTCATCAGGACTTGAGCTGTTTCTTTTTAATGTTATAACAGGACCAGCTGTACTTGAATCTTCCGTTGATGTTAATAATAATGAGTCATCTGAAATTGTATTATTAACAATCTCCATCATTCCAGCAGGAGCATTTGTACCAATACCAATTCTACCAGTTGGTCTTACATTAAATTTTTCCGATCCACTTATAAAAACTCTTAAACTACCACCAGTATCAGCAGCATTTGGATCCAATTTTATTTGAAAATCAGCAGCTGCACCACACAAATCAGTTATTAAATCTGAACCATCGGTATCGTTTATTCTAATTTTAGGTATAGCAGCTTTAACTTCTAAAGTTGTTGATGGACTTGTTTGATTAATACCTACTCTATTGTTTGTTGTATCTATAGTCAAAGGCGCAACAATACCTGTTGAACCAGTATAACCTTGTGAACCTGTAAAACCACCTGTTAATGGTTGTAAAGCCCATGCGTCCCCATTCCATTTCCATGTACGTACACCTAGATTGTAGGTATCATTGAGCGATGGACCACTCGGAAAATTTATCGTTGGCATATTATAATTCTATCCTTTTAAGTTTCTCTTCCACATATTTATAATATTTATACTGACTTTAGGATAGCTATTTTCCAATAAAAAACCCCCGAAGCCGAAGCGCCGGGGGTTTAATTTTACCTGTTTATTACTAGTGATTATTAAGCTTTAACAATCTTTAGAGTGTGAGTTGCAGCTGTCGTTACCGAACCTGCTGGAAACTCTTGTGCTCTGTAATCATCACCAACTTGTCTAGTTTGGTAATTAGTGCCATCAAGTATAGTGTTAGCCATACCTGAGCCTCTAGTTGTACCAGAACCATTAAAGTTATATCTAATAGTATATCCGTCACTTGAAGCACTTGCAGTCTGTCTGATCCACTCTTGACACAAAGTATCAAAAGAAGCACCAGTTTGTTGTAAGTGATTTGATCCGTCTATATTTAATAGATTATCGTATGATGAAGTAGCGCCGTCTACTCTGTGTAGATAGTAGCTAGTAATCGTAGTTGGGTTATCTTGTGCATGGTCACCGATTGATCCAGCAGCCCAAGCGCCAGTGTTGGCACGTGTGTCTACAAAGATCGGAGTTGATGAACCACTAACTTCAGTAGCACCACTTTCAGACGCATTAGAAGATACAAAATATGTACCACCTTGTTGCGTTGTAGTTGTACTTGCTGTAAGTAAATCAATTGCTGGATGTAAGAACGTATCCTTAATGTCAGCAATAGGCATTGCCTGGACTTCACCACCACTTGTGTAGTAAACTGGCCATGTCGTGCCTGTATCAGATGTCGGCGAAACCGAAGCAACTGATTGAGTTACTTTATCATAGTTTGTTGTAACCGTTTGTGGGTCTTGCGTAGTACCTTGACCAGGAAAAGAAGAGGAACTATTAGAAATAGAACCTGCTTGTAATCTTGTATCAGATATAGCGCCAAGTGATCCACCTGATCCTACAACTGTTAATGTAACAGACGGCGATTGAGAATATTGATAAACAATATTATCAACAACTGCGTCTATCTGAGCTGAAGTCATTTCCACTAAATTACCCGAACTGTATACTAAAGGGTTTCGTGTAGCCATTATATTTTTCTCCTTTTTATTGCTCTACTTCTTACGAAGCGTTACCTATGATTGTTTTTAATGTAGTACCACCACTGTTTTTAATCAGTAATGTAACCGCTGAACTGAAATTACTTGAATCAATTGTGTCAACTTGAGCACCTTTTGATCCTGTAAATCCAACAACACCTTGGTTTGATAATTCAACCCACTGTACACTATTACCATCGTTGTAGTAAAAGTATTGTACGCCAGTTGCGTTGTCTACCCAAATGTCTCCTTCTCCTACGCCAGATGTTGGCGGTGAAGCAGCTGTTGTAATATCAAGATTACCTTCAGATCCAGTGTAACCAATGTCACCTTTTGATCCTGTGTAACCAATGTCCCCTTTAGAACCTGTGAAACCTTTTGATCCAGTGTAACCAATGTCACCTTTTGATCCAGTGTAACCAATGTCCCCTTTAGAACCTGTGAACCCTTTAGAACCAGTGAAACCAATGTCTCCTTTTGATCCTGTGAATCCAATATCACCTTTTGAACCAGTGAAACCAACATCCCCTTTAGAACCAGTGAAACCAATTGTACCAGAAAGGTCAGATACGAATGAGTATGCTGAACCGTTCCATAGGTATAATCTAGAGTTTTCTGCGTCTGTTAGAGAGCCGTTTTCAATGATAGCAAATTCACCTGTAGCTATGCCACTTGGTGATGTATCTGCTGATAAGTTAGCGACACTAGTATAAGTCTTCGCAATGTTGAAGCCTAAACCAGTAGCACCTTTAGAACCTGTATACCCGATATCACCTTTAGAACCAGTATAACCGATTGATCCAGTGAAACCTGCTGTAAGAGGCTGTAGCGCCCAACCATTACCGTTCCATTTCCACTGACGTGTGCCTAGTGTGTATAGATCGTTTAATGAGGGCGACGATGGAAAGTTTATTGCCATTTTATTTGTCTCCTAATTTATTGTTTTTTTTAATTAAAAAATTCAATATCCCTACATAATTTAATCTTGCAAGAAAATTTTAACGTTTTCTGCTTCTATTTATAATATATAAACACTACAAAACACTTTGTTTTCTAGTATTTTTCAATTTTATTAAGCGCCAATGGTACCACCGTTTAGGCACCACCCTTGACCATCCCATATACAAGAGAAAGTATTGGCAAAAACGCCACCAGTTGTATCTAATCTCCAGTTATGTGATGTCCTTAATTCTGTTGCACCAGTACCAATTATAACAACTTTTGCATTAGCGACAGTAATGTCACTATAAGTTGATGTTGTTATGCCTGATTTATAGAACAATAACTCTTGTCCTATATAAGTGCCGTCTGCAAGTGTATAGTTTATACCTGCTGTAATAAAGTGATTACGTTTTGTTATATCTAAAGCACCTGTGTTATCTTTAGTTTCGTATTCACTTGTTGTTATATGAGAGCCTGCTATTGTTAGTTTATCATTTGTAAGTCCGATACTTACTTCATTTGCTCCCATTTTTAAACTGTTATCGCTTAAGAATAAGTGTCTAACTTTTCTATCAGCACTACCTATGTCATATGTTTCATGTGCTACAGGTAATAAATGTCCACTGTTTGTAATATCCCAACGATCCGTTCCTTCCGTTCTAAATGTGACTTCGCCATCTGTACCTGTGTCTGCTACTGATACTGAACTATTGCCGGCAGTTATAGAACTTCCACCTGAACCAGCAGAACCAGTAAAACCAACTGTACCAGTTGAGCCTGTAAATCCTACTATACCACTATTTGCTAATTCTACCCATTGATTACTATTGCCGTCATTCATGTAGAAGTATTGAATACCTGTTGCGTCATCAATCCAAACGTCACCAATACCTGCTGAACCTGGAGGTGTTGAAGCAACTGCTACATCTAAATTTCCTTCCGAACCTGTATAACCAATTATACCTTGATCGCCTTTTGATCCTGAATAACCAATTGATCCTGTATATCCTAAATCTCCTTTTGATCCAACATATCCAACGGCGCCAGCTGTACCTGCTGTACCTTTTGATCCTGTGAAACCTACACTACCAATATCTCCTTTTGATCCTGAATAACCTATAGGTCCTTCGCCACCATCTGAACCTTTTGATCCTGTGAAACCTACACTACCAATATCTCCTTTTGATCCTGTAAAACCAACTGTACCGGCAGCTCCACTATCTCCTTTTGATCCTGTATAACCTAAATCTCCTTTTGATCCTGAATAACCTATAGCACCATCGTCACCAATTGATCCTGTATAACCTTTATCTCCTTGGTCACCTTTTGATCCTGAATATCCTACATCGCCTTTTGATCCTGAATAACCAATAGCACCTACTGATCCTGTAAAACCAATGGCACCTGCTGAACCAGTATAACCTGCTCCACCACCTGAACTGAATAATGACCAATTAGCCTCAGCATTAGGAACTGCACCTGTAATATTACTTCTTACTTCACTACCTTGAAGTTTGTAAGTATAATATTTGTCACCTGTTCTTGTATATGAACCAGCAGTATATGTGTTCTTAACATATACTAACATACCCTCCTGGATTCTTGCACCTGGAATATCTGTTAATCTATCGCTGGCGTCACCAGAAATACTTTGAAGTGTACCTCTAACTTCCGTATCTAAAACGATAGGCGAGTTAGTGCCGGTACTCCATGTACCTGGCCAGACGTTTCGGGTTAAACCATCGTAGTTGCTAGCCATATTATGCTCCTATCTCCACGTAAGTTGTTCCCGGTTGTAAAGTTATTCCATACATATGGTAACTCTCTCCTGTTTGTCCTGATAATGGTGAATCAGGTACTAGTGTAATTGTTCCACCATCTGTTGTACCAACATCACTTAATAATCCTGCACTTGCACCTGTTTTAAATGTACCAGGTTGAGACGCTGAATTTCTAACACAAAACCAAAATGCTCTAGGGTTGGAATCTGTATTGTTAACTGCTTGTACTGAAAATGTTCTTGTTTGATTTGCCAACTCATTTACTGCTGATTCAAAACCTGTAGATTCAGAATCATCAATTATATCAGTAAGAGTTGGAGTTGTTCCAACTCCTGTTGTCCAGATCCAGAAAGACGGATATGTAAATGAGGCAGATACGTTGCTTGTTGTTGACGACTGATCTGTCGTATATGAGGTGCCTGTTACATCAACAGGTCTTGTGAACGTACACGTATTTGAGATTGTACGAGTATCGCCTGTATTGTCTTTATGTATAGGTGATGTAAATGTAAATGTCCCACTCACATAACCGCTTCCTGAATTTGTACTCAAAGTACCACCACTTGCTGTTAAAGCATGTGAAGTGTTACTTGAATTTGATATACCACTTACGTTAGTTGAGTACGATGTACTAGCATAAGATTTTAAAAATGTTTTACCACTAACATTTGATTTAGATAAACTCATTGACGCTGTTGACCAGTTTACACTGAACGATGTATCAGAAGCTGTGTATTCTGATTCACTGCCGTCATTATGATTAAATTTAACTGTTGCACCAGCCGAACCTCCAGTACGACTAGTTGATATTGGTCTAATATATGAGTTTGAATTGTCAACAGTGAAAGTTTGATTCCAATCTACACCACCTGCTGGTGTTTGTGATTTACTTCCTGCTGAATAATTTGTTAAAGTACCGTTAACACTTCCACTTGTTTGAGTGATAGAGTAAACTGAACTTATAAAGTCTGATGTAACGTCACTAGGGTTATCTACTGATACAGAAAATCCTGTTGCTGGTACGTCCCAATTATTTGAACTTGATGGATTTGCTGAAGCTGAAAATGAAGGAGTAAAAGTTGCTAAAGTTAATCTTAAAAGATCACCTGAAAATTCTGCTGTTCTAATTGTAGAAGTTGTACCACCATCTGTATATCCTGTAAGTGTTCTATAATCTCCTGAAGTTGTGAATACTAATGGAGAACCTGAACCTGATCCTGCTGATCCTGTAAAACCAACTGCACCAACTGAACCTGTAAATCCTGCTCCTGTAGAACCAGTAAAACCAACAGCGCCATCGGCACCATCAGCGCCTGCAGCTCCGTCAGAACCTTTTGATCCTGTATAACCTAAATCTCCTTTTGATCCAACATATCCAACTGCACCTTGTGAGCCTGCATAACCACCACCTGGTCCTTGTTCACCACGTGATCCTGTAAAACCTGCTCCAGTTGATCCTGTAAAACCAACGGCGCCGGCTGTACCTGCGTCACCTTTTGATCCTGAATATCCAATTGCACCGGCAGCTCCATCAGCACCATCTGATCCATCGGCACCGGCAACTCCTCTTGATCCTGTAAAACCAACTGCACCGGCAGCTCCACTATCTCCTTTTGATCCTGTGTATCCTGCTCCTGTTGATCCTGTAAAACCAACTGAGCCGTCTGATCCATCAGCACCTGCTGATCCTGTGTATCCTGTTCCTACTGATCCAGTAAAACCTACTGTACCTTGATCACCTACTGATCCAGTGAAACCTGCTACACCTTGAGCACCAACTGATCCTGTATAACCACCACCTGGTCCTTGAGCACCAACTGATCCTGTGAAACCTTGTGAGCCTGAATAACCACCTGGTGATCCAGCAGCCCCTTGTTCCCCTTTAGAACCTGTGTATCCTGAAGTACCAGCCGATCCTGTATATCCTCTGGTACCTAAACCTACACGGACTCCGGCATTCTTAATTACTGGCATAATGCGATATTATTCTCCCTCATATTAAAGTCCAAGCATTGACTTTTTTTTCTTAATCTGTTATAGTATATTTATAAATAATCTGTAGTGAATTGAAGATATAAAATAAATGATTTCTATTGCATTTTTAGACATAATTGGTCTACCTTATGATGGAGACACTTTGAAGAAAAGAGGTCTTGGCGGATCCGAATCTGCGACTCTTTTAATGGCCAAAGAACTAACTAAACTAGGTTTTAATGTCACTATCTTTAATAACTGTAATCGTGATCCTTCTCTTGCAACCGAAGGCACCTATGATGGTGTACGTTATATAGATAATACTATTTTAGATTATAAACATGATTTTAAATTTGATATTGTTATTTCTTTAAGAACAATCATTCCTTTTCTACCACCTAATCTATACAAACAGTTTCAAGAATACAATCCTCAAAGATATTCAGCAATCAAAGCTAACGCAAAACACAAAGTAGTTTGGATGCACGATACATTTGCAAACGGCGATCTTGTGTTAGAAGACCTTTTAGTACAAGGTCACATAGATGAAGTATTTACTTTATCAGATTTCCATTCAACTTACGTAATGAATTGTGATCATGGTAAAAAAAGAAATATGGAAGTATTAAAACATAGATTTTTTCAAACAAGAAATGGAATAGTAACCTATAAAGATGAAGTTGATATAAGAAGAAAAGACCCTTACTTATATGTCTTCAATGCAGCTTTCACAAAAGGTATGGCACCTTTAGTTAACGATATATGGCCAGAAATTAAAAAAAGAATACCTGAAGCTAAATTAATATGTATTGGAGGATTTTATGTCTTCCCAGGAAAAAAGATGGATGCTCAAGGAGAAGAATGGACAAAAATGTCCCAAGATCCAAAGAATAAAAATTTAGGTATAGAATTTACAGGTGTTATAAAACAATCTGAAATAGCAGATATATTAGAAAGAGCAAGTTTTAAATTATTTCCAGGTGCCTTTCCTGAAACATTTGGTATATCATCTTTAGAGGCAATAGCATATAATACACCTATCATCGGTACACGTTTTGGTGCTTTAGAAGAAACAGCAGTTAGTGAAGCTTGTTATATGATAGACTATGCAATAGAACCAAATTCCTTATTTCCATTTATTCCAAAAAAGAGACAAGTAGAAAAATTTGTACAAGCCACAATAGCAGCTCATCATAATAGATATTTACACCAACAAAAACAATATGCTTGTAATCAAATTAAAGGTGTCGTTGGTTGGGATAGTGTAGCACTACAATGGAAACAACATTTATATAGAACATTAGGAGAATATTTACCAATAGATGAATATAGAAAAGTATCTCATATCAATCATAGAGTTAAAAAAGTATTTGGTAGAAGATTTTCAAATATAGAAGATAGTTATTTACCTAGAAAAAAAGAACAAAGAATAGTTATAATATCTCCTACTTACAATTCTGAAGCATACATACAACAATGTATTAAATCAGTTGCGACACAAGATTATGATAATTACCATATGATTGTAATTGATGACGCCTCTACAGATAAGACATATGAGAAAGCCTGTTCCTTTGTGGAAAATTTTAGAAGTGATTTAATAACAGTAATTAAAAATGATGAAAATAAAGGAGCTGTTAGAAATCAAATAGAGTCTATAAGAAAATATTGTAAACCAGATGACATAGTTATGTTTTTAGACGGTGATGATTCTCTTATAAATGATAATGAGATATTTCAATTTTATAATAATCTCTATGATGGCACTACAGAATTTACTTATGGGTCATGTTATTCAATGGTAGATAGAATACCTTTAATAGCACAAAACTATCCAGAGGAAATAAAACAAAAGAAAGAATACAGAAAATACAAATTCAATTGGAATATGCCATACACACATTTAAGAACATTTAAAGCAGGACTTTTAGATGGTCTTGATGATAGTAATTTCCAAGATGGAAGTGGAGAATGGTATAAAGCTGGTGGAGACGGTTCTATATTTTATTCTCTTATAGAACAAGCTGATCCAAAGAAAGTAAAAGTTGTATCAGATATAGTATATAATTATAATGATATAAATCCTCTTAATGATTATAAAATTAACAGTGAAGTACAAACAAAAAACGCAAATAGGATAATTAACCAATGAAAAAAATATTAATAGCCATACCAACAAACAAGTACATAGAACCAGATACATATAAAGCAATATATGATCTAATTATTCCAGAAGGATTTAAAGTAGAGTTTCAATTCTTTTATGGATATCAAATAGACCAAATAAGAAATCTAATAGCACATTGGGGAGAACATTATGATTATTTGTTTTCTGTAGACAGTGATATATCTTTTGATAAAGATACATTATCTAAAATGCTTGGACATGATAAAGATATAGTTTCAGGTCTTTATATTCAAAGAATACCAGGAACTCACTCATTGGAAGTTTATGAACAAATACCAAATGGTGGCTCTAGACGTATTCCATGGGAAAAAATTAAAGATCATCCTTTAGTAGAGATAGTAGCTTGTGGTATGGGTTGTGCTCTTATTAAAAGTAAAGTATTAAAGGCAGTTGGTTATCCTTATTATACTTACCATTCGGCACTAGATCATAATAATACATTATCCGAAGATGTTGATTTCTGTAGAAAAGCAAGAGGAAAAGGATTTAAAATTTGGGCTGATACTACAATACGTTGTAAACACACAGGTAACAGTACGTTTGAAGTAGGTCAAATAATGAAAAATCGTAATATTGAAGAAATCAGACAACAAGAAAGTGTTAATCGTGTAAATGATTTAGGTCACGATACAGCAAAATATAAAACAGAGGTTGAAGGCAAAGGTGCCAAAGATACTAGATTTATTGATAAGACTGCAAAAGCAGTTAAGAGAGTTTATCCAGGTATTGATCCTGAAACTGGAAAATATGCATTAGAAGTAAATGAAGGAGAGAAATTTACAGGTGATAGTGTAGAGTATACTTCATTAGCCGAAGCAGTACAAAGATTAAAACATCCTATTGGTGCTAGTGTAGAACTCGGCGTTAGATTAGGATTAGGTAGTAAAACAATTATAGACGCATACAGACATTACCACCCTAAAGTTAGATTAAATCATTTAGGTATAGACCCATATGGTAATATTGATTATGCAGCTTCTGATAGTGTATTAGCAAGAAAGTTTAACTATGATAACTTAATGAGAAAGACAACATTAATAAACTTTGCTGAAGATTATCCAGAGTTTCATTTAGTTAACTTTGAAGATTCAGAGTTTTTTAATAGATTTCACGATGGTTATCCTGTTTATGAAGAACATAAACATATGATATCAAAATATGAACTTGTACACTATGACGGTCCACACGATACTAAAAGTGTTTTAAAAGAGGCCGTTTTCTTTAATCAAAGAAAAGCAGATCAAACAGTTTGGATATTTGATGATATTACAGGTTTAAGGTGGGATGCTTTAGCAGGATATATGAATAAATTCCAATTTCAACTTGTCAATAAAGGTGAAAATAAAGCTGTATTTGAATATAACGCTTAAAAAGCTTTTACTACAGACGGAGTTACAATAGCAATACCCTCTAATAAACGAGTAACCGAACTATCGGTATGAGTAGCAACAACGTCAAACACCCAACGTCCAGCTGTTAATGCTTTTGTTTGATCAGCAGTTAAACTTATAGTCACTATACCATCTGTTGGATTATTTGCAACACAAGAAAACACTACTCTAGGATATGTTGTTGAATATCCTTGTGCCATCTTAGCCACCATTGTATAACCAGTAAGATCAAAATCTGTACCGTCAGAATTTGTGACTTCTAAATCGTATGTAAAATTAGACCCTTGGTCTATCGTTAAGTTTGCTATCCCTGCCATACATCTATTTATATTCGGAAAGTTGCCATTTTGGATTAAATGTGATACTATATAATAATGGCCTAAAAGCGTAGTGGGAAAGTGACGTGGAATTCGTTCAGATTACTTGATACGGTTATACTCCGAATGCCACCTAGGTCATATAACGAGCAAGGAGACTCAATGATAAGATTAATTCTTATGTTAATCTTGGTGTGGGCTAATGTTGCCTATTCCAAGGATAGTGATTGTAATTGGAATGATGAGATTCCTTGTATTACAATATATCCAAATATAAACAATTCAAACGCATTAGGTGATAAGATAACACCTACACATACAATTAAAAAATCTGAAATTGAAAAGTATAATCTAATTGATTTACCTAAAGTATTAAATTATGTTCAAGGCCTAGATATAACTCAATCAGGTTCTACAGGTCAACAATCATCTTTATTTTTAAGAGGCACAAACTCTAATCACACATTAGTATTATTAAATGGAATACCAATCAATGATTACTCTACACCTACAGGTGCCCATGATGTTGGTCAAGACTTTATGTTCAATGTTGTACAAATAGATGTATACAAAGGGTCACAAGGTGCTCATTGGGGAGCAGACGCTGTTGGTGGTGCAATTAATTTTAGAACAACGGTAGATTATGATAAAAGATTAAGTTTATCAGGTAATGGTAATGATAAAACTATTAGTGGTAATTATTATACTAGATTAAATGACTTTGATATATCTGTTTCAGCAGGTGAGCATAAATCACAAAACGTTTCTGCTTTATCAGGTGCTGACGAAAAAGATGGAACAAATAATAAAACAATAGGTGTTAATGTAAGTAAATGGTATGATCTTGTACATTGGCGAACAACTTGGTTTGCAAGAAACACTTTTACTGATATAGATGGCCATAATGTTTCTATACAAGATGGTAAATGGGCAGATAATACTTTCTTTGCCTTTCAAACTGGTGTTGATTATTTAAATAACAGTTTAACTTTTCATACACACGAATATGATAGAGACTATGACGACTCTCATTATGAAAGTGAAAACTATACTATAAGAGGTACACATCAAAAAGAAAAATATGGATTTGGTTTTGATTACAAACATAATGAATCATTAACAAGTCAACATCATAATTTAGGATACTTCTTTAATTTTTCACATAATATATTTTCATATCATCATAGGTTTGATGAAGAACACGAAACATATAAATTAGGTTTCTTTAAAGAACTAGAAGATGGTTTAAGTATAAGTGGTAGTACATCAACAAGTTATAAAGATAAAACAACATGGACTGCTATTGAATATGGAGAATCACAAGAGCTAACATTAACTAAAAACAATTTCTCAACAACCATATTTCAAAATGATATTGGCGATTTAAATACAGATGGTATAGAGTTAAGTTATGGTGAAAAAGATTTTAAAGTTTTTGCAAGTCATTTAAACAGTAAGAAAAATGATAGTATACAATTAAGAAGACCTAATTGGAGTTTTGGTTTAATGCATAACTATGACTTTAAAAACAATTGGTCTTTAACTACAAACTATAAGTGGAAAGATAAACATTTAGATGTACACAACTCTAATTGGTCAACCATATCAATGCCAGAAACTCA